CTCCACCTCAACAAGCATTAAATCCTAATGTAAATTTAAATAAAGTTAATTATGATGCTTTAAGAAATGAAGCTGATGTACAAAGAAGAGAAGCTAATCAATTAGTAAGTAGAGATTTAACTAATTCTGCTACAGCAGCAGCTGCTAGAGCTAATATGTATGGACAAATGTTAAGTGCTAAAAATAAAATTAATTTAGACGAAACTATACAAAATACAGATATACAAAATCAGCAAAATATATTAAACAATACAATAGCTGCACAAAACGCTAGAACTGCTGTTGAAAATGCTGATAGATTCTATAATAGAGATATGGCTCAAATAACAGGTCAATCAAATATATATGGTAATCTTTCTGATATTCAACAAGCGCAAAGAAGAGATAAAGCTCAATTTAATTTAGAAGGTCGTAAATTAAAAGTGCTAGAAAAAGATATGGACACTGGTGTGTATGGTAGAAAACTATTGTATTTAGGTGCTTTAGAACAACAAGCTCAAGATGCAACTAAGTTGACACCTGAACAAAGAGCTATTTTAAAAGCTGGCGATCCTGATGTTACAAAAATGTACGGAGGTAAAATTAAAAGTTCTATTAAACTCTTTAATAAAAAGAAAAAATAGTTATTTTTGCAAAAATTACTACACTATATAATTTAAAGGTTAAACCTTTCATTAAACCCCTAAATAAAATTAGGGGTTTTTTGTTTTAATATTTTTATTTACTTTTACAGTAAAAATAATAATAATGCCAGGTCCTTTATTATACCCTACTTTAAGAGATGCTAAATACGTTAATCAATTTGTAGGTTCGACTTTTCCAGAATTAAAAGAAATGCGTCAAGCTCTTATTGAAAGATGGGATGCTGCTAAAGAAACTGATTCAAAATCTAAAGCATTAATGCTAGATATGATTCAAAATGTTCATCCTAGTAATTTAGAAACTGCTCAAAAAGTATATGAAGCTAGTCAAGAAAAATTTAAAGAAAGAGAAAAAGCAGGTAATTATGAAGATTTATTACATCAAACATTAGATGATGCAAGAATGTTGAGTACTAATGTAGCTAAACTTTCTAAAAATAAACAGACAATCGAAGATTTTCAAAAAACTTTAAATGCAGATTCAGGAATTAATTCTGAAAGAAAAAAGAAAATTTGGGAAAATGTAGTTACTCCAAATTTAAATAGTTTAGATTATGATAAAGAAACAGGTGCAGTAGTAGGTAATTACTTTACTCCTCCACCCATACAAAAAGATTATGATGTAACAGGTGTAGCTGATAAATTTTTAACAGGTATTCATGCTGATGGTTATAATACTTCAGGTGCAGTATATAGAGCAGGTGTTTTAAATAAAGATGGAACATTAAGAAAAGCTAAACCTGGTGAACAAGAATTAATATTTAAACAAAGTGAAGGTAGAGGATGGCAAGGAGTAGATAAAAATGAAGTTCGTAGTATAGCTGAAAATTTATTTAAAGCAGATCCTAATTATAGAGCTTATATGGATAGTAGAGGTGTTGAAGAAACAAATCCTCAACTATTACAAATAGATAAAGACCCTAATCTTACACAAGACCAAAAAGATAAACTGAAAAAAAAGATTATAGACAATGCTAAAATGAATGTTTATAATACAGAAATAATTCCTGCTTATTCAGCATTAATGATGAAATATGGTTACGATGTTACTCAAAACCAAAGTGATATAGGATTTGATGCAGGGGCATCTAGTGCTGGTAAAAAAGAAAAACCTGAATTTAATCCTAGAGAAGTAACAAATACTGTAGGTAAATCAGATTATAAAAATGTAGATTTACCTAAAGAAAAAGAAATACTTTCTGGAAGTATAGTAACTTCTCCTGGAGGTGATATAGCTGTAGCTTCTGTAGAAACAGATATTACTCCGACTGCATTAGCAAATGCTAGAGGTGATGATGGATTATTTAAATATAAAGGGTTGTCTAAAGTTATGGAGTTATATCCTCAAAAGAGCGCAGAAACAAACGAAGCATATTTAAAAAGAATAAACCCAATTTATAATTCATTTAGCAAAGCTATTAGTAATAAGTTTTTTACTGAAGAAAACTTAGGAGCAGAATCTAAAAAATATACAGACATGATTTTAGGTAATTTAATTGAATCTAAAGGTAATAAAGAAAGAACTGGAGGTGGATATTTTTTAAATAACCCTATAGATATTTATCAAAAAGGTTTAGGATGGAAACATTATGATTCTGGTAGACAAGCTATGGAAGATGAAGCATTAACATCAGAAGATTTAGCAACTGGTGAAATTACTGGTTTCGATCATAACTTTGCTGATTTTAAAGGTAGTTATAATGCTAATTTAAAAATAAATAATAAACCTGCAGTTATTAAAATAGGTGCTGGTAAAAAATATCAAGCGTATACAAACATACTTACTGATATTGAAAGAGCAATTTTGCAAGGAGAAAACTCTAAAATTGAAAACTCTAAAATTGTAGGACCTAACATTACTCTGAATGGAGAACCTGTTCAAATAGAAGTTACTACTTTAGCTAAAGATGCAGTTTATAATAATGAAAAATATAGTACTTATACTACAGATAAAAAAGGAAATATAGAATCTGTAAATCCAATAGTAAAAATTACTTACCCTAATGGTGATGTTATTTCAATGTTTTACTCAGATTTAAAACAGCATGTTTTAGAAACTAATCCTTTTAAAGACCCTGCACAAAATAAAGAAGTATCAAATATAGGAAGCGAAACAGAATAAATTATGCCTGAAGAAAATATATTACCTTTTGGAGATGTTTCTTTTTTAAAAAGAAAAGCTTTAGCAAATAGAAATATTCAACCAGATTTATCTTATTTATATGCTTATAGTACTAAATTTGATGAGTTTGGTAAAAATGATGCCTTTGTTACAAGAGAAACAGATCAAGCAGAAAATAGAGCTATTAATCAAAGTTTTGTAGATAAAGTAGGTAATGCAGCAGTACAAGGTTTAACAACAGCAGGTACTTCTGCAGTAGGTGGTACAGTTGGATTAGTTGATGGTATAACAAGTTTTATATCAGGTAAAGATTTTTTTGAAAACGACACTTTTAAAATTCTTCAAGAAATAGATGAAGCATCTAAAGAAGCATTTCCTTTATATAAAACTAGAGCTGAACAACAAGGTAGTTTTACTGACCAAGTACTTTCAGATGATTTCTTTTTAGATAGTTTATTTAATGGATTAGGGTTTATAGCAGGTGGTTGGGGTTCAGGTGCATTAGTAGGTGCAGGAGTCAGAGGTCTTACTAATGCTTTAGGTAAAGGATTAAGATATGCTAAATTAGGTCAAAATAGCAAAGTAGTAGAATTAGCTGCTCAAGCAGGTATAGAAAATCCTGAATTGTTTGGAACAACATTAGGTAAGTTAGCACAAAAACTACCTAATATGACTGCAGCTACTTCAGGTAGAATTTATGAATCTGCATTAGAAGCTAATCAAGTATATGATAGTTTACAAGAAAAAATACAAAACGGTGAACTAACTGAAGCTGAAGCTAAACAAATTAGAAACTCAGTATTTGGTGTTAATATGCTTTTAGCTATTCCAGAGTATTATCAGTACACTAAATTTCTAGATAATTTTAGTAATAAAAGAGCTACATTAAATGCTATAAAAAATGTAGAAGGAAAATTTGTTCAAGATAAGTTAACTGGTAAATCAGCAGCTTTAACTAACTTAGGACAATTAGGATTTCAAACAGGTACAGAAGCACTTGAAGAAGGATTTCAATTTGTAGCTTCTAAAGCAGGTGAAGAAGGTAATGTTAATTATGGTGAAGCATTTGCAGATGCAGCTTTACAATCATTATCAGACCCACAATTTTATGCTTCAATGGTAGCAGGTGGATTAGTCGGTGGTGTAATGGGTGGAGTTGGTACTGTAGTTGGAGAATCAGAAAGTACTAAAAGAAATAAATTTACTGAACAGGTAGTAGATTTAATGAATAAACATTTACCTATTGAATATACTGATAAATTAAACAAAGCTCAAACTAAGTTTAATAATTTTTATGACCTTGAACAACAAAAAAATAAAGTTTTAGATGCTATTGAAGTAGAACAAGACCCTGCTAAAGTAGCTGTATTAAAAGATGCATATAGAGTTTTAGACCATGAACAATTAACTAACTTTGTTCAAGCTGCTTCAGAATCAGGTACTTACGAAGAAAGACTTGAAGAATTAGAATTACTTACTAAAGAATCTGATGAAAATCTTAAAAACTTAGCTAATATAAGAGCTAACAAAGTTGTAGATGGTAGAGAAATAAATCCTCAACAAGTATTAAGAGAAAGAATACAAAAAGTAAAAGAGTTTAAAAAAACTTACGATACAGTTGCAGAAACTTATCCTAATATAGAATTAGCTGAATTAAATAATAAATTTAAAGCTCAATCATTATTTGAATTTGCTGATAAAAAAGAAAATTTAGTAGATAAAGAAATACAAAAAGAAGAAGCTCGTATTTTTAATTCTGCAGGAGATAATCCTGTAGCTAAAGATAGGTTAGAGCAATTAAAAACTGAAAAAGAATATTATGCAGGATTAAAAAAACAAGCTGTTATAGATTTTCAAAATCCTGTTATAGTTAAAAAATCAAATGCTCCTAAACCTATTACTCCTACAAAAGAAAAAGATGTTATAAATGGAATATTTAGCAAACAAAAACCTGCAACTGAAACTAGCGACAAAGGTATTGACAGAGGAGATAAGCAACAAGGTGATACAACAATTGTTGATACAGAAGTATCAAAAGAACAACAATCGACAGTCTTAGAAAAAACATACAATAGTTTAAATCAAGAAAAAGAACAAATACTTAATACTATACCTGGGTCTAATAAAAGAAATAAAAAAGCTTTACTTAAAAAATTAAAAGAAATAGATAATAAACTTTCTGAGTTATCTCCTTGGATGGAAAGTATTCAAAAAGCTAAACAAACTCAAGATGAATTTGTAGAAAAAAATTTAAATCCTGATTATGAAGAATCTATTAAAGCTTATGAAAAAGAAAAAGAATCTCAACCTTCTAATGTAGATTACATAAAAAAATCAGTAGAAAAATTTAAAAAAGGTCTTAAAATAAAAACAGATGAAGAACTTTATTCTGTTTACAATGAGCTAAATCAAAATTACAAAGATTCATTAAGAGCTTTAAGTCAAGCAAAATATGATAATTTAAAAGGTATATCTAGTTTATCTCAAGAAGATATAGATGAAATTAATGAAATTATTATAGCAAATGCTAATAAAATTGAAGCTGTTGAAGAAGAAGTATTAGCAAGAGATTTAAAAAAGAATAAAAATATAATTGTATTAGAAGAAGTATCTGAATCTACTAAAGAAAAAAGATATATTTTAAAACAAAAAGAAATAGAAGAATCTTTTAAAAATAATTCTGTAGAAGAAGTTTCTGCTGATGGTAGAGAATTTTTAATTAGAGGAAAAAAATATACAACTTTATTTGCTCCATTAACAGCTATAAATAGAAATAACCAAGGAACTATTGTATCAGTAACTTTAAGAAATGAAAAAAATGAACCAGTTACTTTTACACAAGATAGAATTGTAGATGAAATAGCTTTTGCGATTCTTTCTACAGAAGTGTTAAAACAAAATCCTGTTGTAACTGATTCTAGTAAAACTCAAGAAATTATAGATTCAAAAGAAGATATAGAATTTACTGATGAAGTTCTTTTAGAAGATTTAACAGAAATTCAAGAAACATTAAATATTTTATCTGAAGAGTTAAAATTAGAAAAAAAATCTTTAAAAAAAATAGGATTTGAAACTAATGAAATTAATGAATATATTAAAACTACTGTTAAAGGTATTCAGTATAAAGAACTAAAAGAAATTGAAGCTATTATAAAACAAAAAATTAAAAATAATAAAAATCTTAAAATTAATCCTAGTAAAAAAGTTACAGTTAAAGCTAAAATAGAAAAAAATGAACTTACAAAAACTTCAAGAAAATCTACCTCTAAAACTTCAAAATCAACTGTTAGGAAAGTCGATGAAGAAAAAAGTGGAGATACTGCAAAAGTACCTGTCTCACAAGTTGTAGATGTAAAACTGATAGAACCTATTGTTGAACCTACTGCAGAACTAGATGCTTTAGAAACAATACCTGTTGCCGAAGCACCTGTTGTTAAATCTACAACAGAAGAAAATAAAGAAGAAACAGTAGGTGATCAATTTGAAGAATTGTTTAGAGAATTTGACGATTTACCTGAAGAAACTAAAAAGAATTTTTCAAATGATGTTGAAAATACTCTTGATTTTGATAATGATACTCCTCAACAAATAGAATCAAAAGTTAGTGCTTTATTTAATAAATATTCTTTTAGAGTTTCAGAAGATGTTGCAAGACTTTATACAGCTGTTTTAAAAGATGTAAATAAATCTTTAAAAAAATCATCTAGTGAAAGAAAACCTTTAACTGTTAAATATTTTCAAGATAATATAAAAAACTTTAATTCATCAGACCCATATAGTGCTTCGTTAGCTTATCAAGTTATTAAAATTTATAATTCCACATTTAATTTTCAAACTATTTCAGCAGAAGATTTTAATAGAAGTATATTAAGTACAGTTAGATCTATTACTGATATAGAAGAAGAAAATGAAAAAGTAGTAGAAGCTATTACTGATCAATTAATTTCAGGATTTGCTGTTTCTTATAAAATGGTTGAAACATCACCAGTAAATAATAGACAAACATTATATAAAGATGGTAAAGTTCAATTTATAAATAATGATGAATATGATATACTACATAGTAATGATATAAAAGTTGAAGATGAGTTAGAAGTAGTTTTAGCTAATACTCCTGTAGGTATTCCTGGTACAGATGAGTATTTAGATTCTATGGATTTAAAACTACAGTCTAAAAATAAAATTACTGGAGTATTAGAAGATAGAGGGTTTGTTCATAAAATAAATTACATTAATATAAATAATATAGCACCAAGTGCTGATTTAGAAGTTGAAAAGCAAAAAATTAGAGATATAAGAAATCATTTTGCAGCACTAGGAGCTAAACCTTTAACAGTTAAAATAAAAAATGTAAGTAGAGCTAAAATAGAGTTTAATAAAGATTATTTTCCTATTGAAGCGGATATGTTAGAAAATATTTATACTTATATAAATGGTAAATATCAAGGTGTAAATGGAGAATTTAAAGGTCAATTAGAAGTATTACCTAATGAAAAAAATGCAGGTGTTAATGGTCGTGTGTATTTATTAGCACCTCAAGCTACTCATAAAAATGAAGTATCTACAATTTCAATACCAATAGGTGTTACATTTGGTAATTTTAAAATAGAAGAAAAAGAAAATAAAGAAGTAATTAAAGAAATTAGAGATAACATTTCTAATGAACTACTACAATTTTTAACTCAAGGAAAAATATCTGATGATAGTTGGGTTGATAAGTTTGTTTATTTAACAAAGGATGGTAAAACTACTGGTAAACATATTGTAAATCTATCTGTTAAAAATGGTGAACCTCAAATAATTCATGCAGGTAAAGTAATTAAAATAGATAGTACAGATACTAATGAAACTTTATTAGAAAAAGTTGAAGACCTTATTAATAACTTATCTTTTAATCTAAATAATAAAGAACTTAGAAACGAATCTACTTTACCTAATTCTGAATTTACTTATCAAGAATTAATTGTAAAAGGACAACTTTTAAAAACTAACATAGCTACAAAAGAAACTAAAGCTTATGGTAGATTATATGCGTTTCAACCTACGTTTTATTTTGAAGTAGTTAATCAAGAAGCTGTTAAAAAAGAAAGTTCTGCAACAGGTAAAATAGCTACTGCTGAAGAAGTAAAAGAAATTATTGAAAACCAAAATTTAGAAAGTTTAAAAGAAGATTTAAAAGATTTAGGAATTAATTTTGATATAGATGAAGAAGGTAGTGCAGAACAATCTATTGATATAGAATCTTCTTCTACAATTTTAATAAACCCCGAGTTAGCATTAGAAGAAGAAGCTGCAATTATAGATTCATTAGCATATAAACTACTATCAGGTAATATAAAAGATGTAGAAAATAATTTAATAAAAGCAGTAGAAAGATTAAAATCTGCTACAGGATTAAATCCTACACAGCAAGAAAAAGCTAATTTTTTAAAAAATAATATTTTAAATGTATTAGAAAAGTTTGATGAGTATAGTAATAGAGCAGTAGCAGTTTTAACTAATTTAAATTTTTCAAAAAATAAAGAAGGAATATTTGAATCTTTTGCTGATACAGAAGATAGTGCAGAACAATATGTAGATGAAGCATCTTCTAAAGAAAATAGATTAGATTCTATGTATGATGAAATTAGAAGAATGTTATCATTTATTCCTGATTATAATAATAATGGTACTGTAAAAACAAATAGTATAGGAATGGATGTTTATGTTCCTATAGACTTTGTATTTACTCAAATTGTAGAAGAATTAACAACTTCAGTATACACTAACACAGCAGCTTCTTATAAATTAATGGTAGACAAGTTAGCTGAATCAAAAAGTCCTTATTTAAATAAAGTTGCTAGTATTTTAAATAACAGTCCTAATAAACAATTAAGAAGACAATTTTATCAAGTTTTTTCTGCTGAAAAAGAAAATCCTATTACAGTAGTAGCTACATTAGCTAAACAAAAATATAGAGTTTTTAAAAATGAATCAGATAATTCTACAGGAGCTAATTTAATAAAAGGTGAATTTGTACAAAAAATGTACAACAATCCTAGATTATCTACTAGACAATTAATTAATAATCAAGAAAATAATGTTATTAATAAATCTTATATTCAAAGTATAATTAAAAGTGTTGAAAATCTTTTAGCTAATACTTCTTATTTTGAAAAAAATATAATTACTAATGAAGGATTATCAGAGCTACAAAGTATTTTTAATGCTCTTGGTATGAATATAAATAAAATAGGTCTTACTCAATATTTACAAAAAAGAGAAGGATTTACATCAGCTACTAGAAATGACAATAAATTTCTTAAAGAAGTATTTTTAGATTTATTACTTAAAAAAGGATTTTTGACATCTAGTACCTTGCAAGACCTTTTTATAAATGAAGGTACTATATTTCAAAATATTTCTAAAGCAATTCTTTTAACAAGTTCTAGAGCTATAGCAGGTACTTATAGAGTATCAGGTGTACAATATAGTTCATTTACTAATTCTAAACCTATAACTGAAAAATTAAATTGGTTTAAATCAAAATGGTCTGATTTAAAAAATACTTTAGTATATAAAAATTTAAGAGCTCAGCTGCAAAATATTAAAGTAATTGTAGATAGAGGGTTTAGATTTAAAAATGAAGCTCCTAAGTTTTTTAAAGATTCTAATCCTATAGAATTTGAAATAATGAGAATGTTAAATTCTCAAATAATAAATAAAAATGGTGAGAATATAGGACTTATAAAAGCTGAAACTTTATCAGATAAATCTACCAATTTAATGTTTGAGAACATTACTCCTAATTTAGAAAACATTTTATTGTATAATGAAACTGAAAAGAAATGGGGAATGTCTAATGTTATAAAGAAGAATCTTTATAACTACTTCAATATGGAAGTAGCTAAAATTCAACAATATCAAATTAGACAAAAAATATCAGAAAAATTAAAATTAAAAAATGCAGATTCTACTGAAACTAAAAAAGGTGCAGGAGAATACTTTTATTATTATGAGTTTTTAAATGCAGAAATATTAGCAGAAAATACTGATGAAGATTCTGTTAAAATTTTAAAAGCATTGTACGACAAAAAGAATAATCTTTACAGATTAAAATCTACATTAACTTTAAATGATGATGTTAAAAATTTAATTCAGAAAAAAATACTTCAAAGATTTAACTCTATAGTTTTAAAAACATTAAATTCTTGGGAAGATTTTGGTATTATAAGTAAAAAGAAAGATGGTACTTATTATACAAACATTATGGATGAAGCGTATAAAGAAAATTTAATTAAAAAATATGGTACTGATTTAGATGCTCGTACTAAACACGCAGTAATAGATTTTGTATACAAAAATATGACAGTATTAATTGAAACAAATTTAATACTAGGTGACCCTGCACAACAATCTAAAATACCATCTACAGATAAACTTTTAACTAAAGATCAAATACTTCAAGGAATTTTATCAACATTTGATAATTTAAGTAAAAGAAATGCTAGATTATTAGCTCAAGGTAGAAGAGGATTTTGGAAAAAATCTACTTATAAAGTTGCTATAGTCAATGACATGAATGTAGATGCTTCTAATATTGAACAATATGAAAAAGAAATTCAAAAGTTTTACAAAGATTTAAAAAATGAAAAATTAACTGATGCTCAAGAATTTACAACAGTATGGGAACATTTAAATGATAGATATGCACATGGAGAAATTAGTACATCAGATGTTTTAAGAGGTATGATGTTATATGACCCAGAACATTATCAAATGTTATATAATGATCCTAATTCTGATTTGTATTTGTATTTTGGTAAAGAAAATGAAACTGATGAAGGAGTATTACCTTTTGAAAATTTAACAGAAGAACAAATAAAAAATTTAGATTCTAAAGCATTATTACAACCTAGAAAACCAGTTCAAGTTTTTTCTAATCTTGAAAATGGAATAATAGAAGAGTTTTATATTAAAACATCATCTGTTCCTTTAGTACCAGCTGTAATTAAAGATGGTCCAATGAAAAAAGTAAGGGAAAATATGATAGCTCAAAATATAGATAGATTAACTTTTCCATCTGCTGTTAAAATAGGTAATAAACAAGTAACTACTTTGTTTGATAATAATGGTAATGTTAATGATGAAGCATTTTTATCTCCTATAACTTTAGAAAGAAGTGGTTATCACATTCAATTAAACATTCCTTATGATGAAAGTAAAAATACTATTCGTCAAGTAACACAAGCTATGAAGTTGTTATTTGTTAATTTAGCTAATAACACCGTACTATCTAGTGGTAGAACAGTAGCAGAAGTTAAACAAGATTACATAGAAGCTCAAAAAAGATTAGTTGAAAAATCTAAAGCTAAATTAATATCAGAATTATTAGAAAAAACTGATATGTTTCCTGATGCTGAAGGTAATTATGTAATTAAAAATGTAGAAAAATTAGCACAAGTTTTAGAAAATGAATCTGAAAGAAGAGATTTTACTGAAAACGCTAAAAAAATGTTAAAAACTGATGGAAAAGGTAATTTCTTATTTCCATTAATATTTAACCCTAACATAGGTAAAATACAACCAGTATTACAAGCACTTATTACTAATTCTGTAATGCGTACTAAAATAAGTGGTAAATCTTATGTACAGGTTTCTGAAGTTCTTACTTATAAATCTTTTGGTAAAAATAATAATATAAAAAGTGAAGAAGCATTAACTGAAGAAGAAAGAAATAGTATTATATATACTTCTGCTGAAAATAAAAAAGGTAAATTAAATTACATTAAAAAAGGAAAAGGAAAAGATTTTTCTGAAAGAGCTCAAGTATATGTTCCTTTTTACTTTACACATAAAGGTAAAAAATTAAAAATAACAGATTTTATTAAAGATGGGTACATAGATTTAGAAAAACTACCTAAAGAATTACTAACATCAATTGGTTTTCGTATTCCAACAGAAGGTAGAAAATCAATGATGGTTTTTGAAGTAGCAGGGTTTTTACCTGAATCTATGGGAGATACTATTATAGTTCCTTCTGAACTTGCTATTCAAATGGGTAGTGACTATGACGTAGATAAATTGTTTATGTACAATTATGAAGCAAGTGTTGTAATAGAACCACCTAGTGCAGAAGAAATAGCTTTAGTATCAGAAAATTTAAGTCAAAAATTAGCATTAAGCAATCCTTATAATAAACCTATTATTGCTAAACTTCAAAATAATGTTCAAGATATTTATAATGAATTAAATGATGAAATTAATCCACCTAATGAAGAAAGAGCAATAGAATTATCTGACGATTTAAATACTTTAATAAATGAAATATTTTTATTAAATATGGTAGCAGATCAAAAAATACAAAAACAAATAGCTGATAGAGAAGAATTAATTAAAGAATTAAGAAAAAGTAGAAAAAGATTTTTAGTTAAACGTGATTCTGATGTTAATAAAATAGTTGATATATATCAAGAAGTATTATTAAGTGCGGATATTTTTAATAGTGTTGTAACTCCTCAAGGTTTTGATTCTTTACAAAATACAATTACAGAATTTAATTCTAAATATGGAAACTCACTTAATAAAGAATGGTTAGGATTTTATGACCCTAATTATCAAAGAGATACATTTTTTGATAATAAAGCAGGTAAAACAGGTGTTGGTGTAGGAGCAAATGCTAATACGTTTCATGCAATGGCTCAAGAAGCTAATCTATTTATTAAAGGAACAGGAGTAATGTTTAAAGATGAAAAAGGTAATTATTATACTGAAAATGTTAAAGAAAATAGAATTAATGAATACACTAACGACCTTTATCCAGAAAATCAATCTACATCTACTTCTGCATGGAGATTAGATAAGATTTTTGGATTTGATGGTGGAGTAATATCAGAAAGAATATCTGAGTGGTTAGCAGCTTCTGTGGATAATGCTAAAGAAAAATTGTTAGGATTAGGAGGTATTAATAATTATAACCTTGGAGTAGGATTAACAATTATTCAAACTGGTTTTAATCATAATTGGGTAATAAATTTTATTAATCAACCTATTCTTAAAGAGTATTACAAAGAACTAGATAAGTTAAAATCTATGTTCGATACTGAATATGATTATGATAAAAAAGAAAAGAAAACAATGGAACTACTTTTAAAGTATGTTAATAAAGATTCAAAAAAATTATTAGACCTTCGTAAAGATGGATTTACATTAGAAGAATATAAATCTATGTTAAATAAATCTTTTGAAGAATTAAGTGATAAACAAAAAGAAAAACAAGTAGCAATTTTATTAGCATTTAAACATTATGAAGAATTAACTACAAGTATTAATTCAGTTCAGGGAGCTATGATTATAGACTCTAAAGGATTACCTAAAAATTATATTGAAACAATACAGCTAGTTGTAAAACAATCTAAATTAATAGAAGATGCTATAGGTAATGTTTCTAAACTTAAAAATACTGTTGTAGGTGAATATATTAAAATACCAAAGTTTGCTGTTAATCTTTATTCAAATATATATCAATATAGTAAAACTGCATATTCAACAATAGAAAGTTTAATTGCAGAAACATTAGGTAAAACAGATTCATTAACTGATGATGACACTAATTCTATTTATAATGGATTATTTAGTTATGTGTACTCTCACCCACTTATACAAGAACGAATAGCTGATGGTAAAGATATAAATGCATACAAAGCAGATTTATGGATAAATTTAAAAAATAGGTTTACAGAATTAAAAGAAAAATATCCTAATAATAATTTGTTAAGAAGAATTACTATTAACCAAGATAATCTTTTAACTATGGGTAATAGTTTTGTTAAAACAGAAGTTTTAGAAAATCAAATTACAAATGCTTGGTTAGATTTAATGAAAACTAATCAAAAAGATTTAGAGTTAAGACAATTTGGATTAGACTTAGCTGCATATTCTTTATATTTTAATGCTAATTTATTTGGTGTTTCTAACTTTTTTAAATATATACCTTTTGAATATTATCAAGCTATAAATTTATCAAGTATATTAAAAAGTATAGAAACTAATTTATCATCACCAACATATTTTAAAGAATTTGAAAAGCAGTATTTTCAACATAATCCTCAATTAGCTAAATCTATAACAGGTATAATAAAGAATGCTTCTAATAAAGATGTTGAAAAAAAATATGTAGCTATACCCAATACTGATACAAACGTATTAACAGAAATATTTATTAATACAGATTCTGAAATAGCTAAAAGATTTGTATCTAAAACAGATTTAAATAACAATATTCAAAATTATTTAAGGTTTGTTGCGATTTATAATTTTAATACTTCTGAAACAGATTTGTATCAATTAGAAAGTACTAAGAATAATAAATTACATTATAAAATTATTGATAGATTAGGATTAGAAAGTGCGTCTATTGTAGAATATAAGTTTGAAGAAAAAAATAAAAGGAGCATTATACCTAATAATAAAGTTCCTGTACAAGTTTCTACCGTTACTCAACCTATAAAATCTAGTAGTACTCCTCAAAGCAGTTTAGATATAATAGAAGCTACATTTAAAGATAGTCAAGGAAAACCAATAACTACAGTTAATGAATTATTAGAAGGTGTATTGCTTAATTCTAATGAGTATTATACTGCGTTAGCAACATATTTAAAAGATAAATTAAATGATTATACTATAGAATATGGTGCTCTTGATAAAGCATTTGGTGAACATAATAGTTTAACAAAAACTATAAAATATGATTTAACTAGATTAGAAAGAAAATATAAGAATAATAAAGATTTATTATTATCTCATGTATTACATGAATTAGTACACGGTGTTACTGCTAGTAAATTAAAAGATCCTGAATTTCAAAAAACACCTGAATACGAAAAATTAAAAAAAGTTTATGATAAATATTTAAATTCTTTTACTGAAGAAGAAAAAACTAATTTAGAAATATTTAAAAAATATCGTGCAAAAAAAATAAGTAGTTTACCTAAAGATATAAAAGATAATTACAATATATATTATGCAGCTGATAGTATATTAGAGTTTGTAACAGAAACATTAACTTCAGAAATAGTACAAAGAAGATTAGCTTCTGAAGGGATGAGTATTAAAAAAATAATTAATGACTTATTAGAATTAATTAAAAAAGCTTTAAATATAGAAAAAGGTTCATTGTTAGATGAAGCTGTAGATGCTATTATGCAGATAGCTGATTACAATGAACCAGGTGTTTCTGATGTAATAACTACTACTGTAAATAACCCAGCAGAATATACTAATCATTCTGGTGGTGCTAAAGGTTATGATGCTGAATGGGATTTAATAGGTGCTGAATTTGGTATGGTAAATAATAAACATTATTTATTACCATCAGATGGTGCTGTATCTGATCCTAGATTACAAGCTAAAGGAGTAAAACCTGTTGATGCTACAAATGACGTAGGACCTGTAGCTTTACAAGGACCTGCAACAGGAGAAGCTCAAATTGCAGTAACTAATGCTGAAAGAGCTATGGGTAGAATAGAACTTAATCATACAACAAGAAATACAAAAAAAATTAGAAACTATGCTCAAGTTAAAAATGCAGATGGTATTTTTGCTATTGGTTCTCTTATACCAAAAGGTGCAGATATTACAGTAGCTAGAGGACAAGCAACAAAAAAAGCTTTAGTACCACAAGTAAATGGAGGTACTAGTGTAGCTGTACAATTAGGTATTACAATGGGTAAACCAACTTATGTATTTAATCAAGTTGCTAATAATGTTTATTCTCAAGGTTGGTATAAATGGGATAGTACAAAACAAGATTTTGTATCTATAGATACTCCTACATTAACTAAAAACTTTGCAGGAATAGGTACTTCTTCTAATACAACAGAAGCAGGTAAACAAGCTATAAGAGATGTATATGCTAATACATTTAAATCTACAGAATCAGGTGTTTCTAATATTGTAACTGAAACATCTACAAAAGTAATTACAGATGTTGAAAAATTAGCTAAATTAAATAAAGGAAGAACAGTAAAAATTAAATACTATAAGTATAAAAATTCTTTTGATGCAATAGTTACTGGAAAAGTACAAATGGTTTTAGGACCAACAATATCTATAAATGATATTACTAAAGAAGAAAAAATTATTGCTCCTGCAGTATATCAAATAGAATTTAAAACTAATACTGGTAAATTAATAACAGCAGATGAATCCGATGTTACAGGATTAATTAATACAGAAACAGGTAGTGAAAGTACAGAAAAATCAATAGAAACTAAATCTTTTTTTGAATTTGGAACAGAGTATAAGTTTACTTTAGAAAATGGTAAACCTATAAGTGCTGAATACAGACAAAAAGGTGGAGAGTTTAAATTTATGAATCCTAAAAATATTCAAAGTAAATACGATTCTTTAGTATCAAAAGATGTTGAAATAAAAGAAAAAAATACTTCTACTACATCTACTACGTTAGAAATACCAAATAAAAAATATGAGTTATTTCCAGGAGTATATGCTAACGAAGGACAAAAAGAAGCTATTGATAAAATAGAAGAGTTTTTAAATAGTAATGATGATAAATTTTTATTAAAAGGTAGAGGAGGTACAGGTAAAACAACTATTATTAAAAAAGCTCTTGGAAAGTTACCTAAAACAAGTATAATAGGAGCAACTGTTTCAGATGAAGCTAGACAAGTTCTTCAAGAAAATATGTCTGGATATAAAACTACTACTGTAGCAGGACTGCTAGGGTTAGTACCAGACTATGATAGTAAAACTGGTAAAATATTCTTTAGAGAAAGGAATCAAGAAGAAGAAGCTAAGTTTAGAGGAATGGGTAAAAGCGATCCTATTGAAAATGCAGAATATATTATTATTGATGAAGCTTCAATGATAAATGATTTTTTATACAATAAAATACTTAATAAAAAATTAAAAAGTGCAAAAGTTATATTTATGGGGGATAATGTTCAAATTCCTCCTATAAATGAATCTGGACAAAGTAAAGATTCTCCTATATGGAGTCTTGATAAAAATAAAAATTTTGCTGAACTAAACGAAAGAATGCGTCAAGGTGCAGAAAGTCCTATATTACCTATTACAGATATATATGCAAATAATGTAGAAAATATCCAAAATAATAAACCTAGTGTAGATAATCCTTTAAAAGAAAGAAGAAACAATTTTACTAGTGATGGTGGTGTTCTTTATGAAACAGATTCTAAAAAATTAGTAGATGATTATGTTTTTGAAATTACAAATAACAATAATCCTAAACAAGCAATTATTATAGGAGCTAGAAATACTGTTGTTGATAATTTTAATAGTCTAGTTAGACAAAAACTATTTAATACTACTGAACCTTTTGTAGTAGGTGATTTTATTAGAGTTAATAGTCCGTATGTAATAAATGGTACGGTAGAATTACCTAATGGATTTAAAGGTAAAGTTAAAGAAATTACTCCTGTTGTAGTTCCAGATGTTAATTTTACTACTTATAATCTTACTATTGAATACGAATATTTAAATGAAAATAATGTTAAAAAAACTGGTGTTAAAAAAATAACTACAATAAGTCCTGAAGAAAAAGATTTGTTTAAAAATGTACTTAGTAAAATGGCTGTTAAAGCTAAATCTTTTTCTAAAGGTACTAATGAATATAAAGCTGCTTGGTCTGAGTTTTATACATTAAAAGGAAAAATTGTAGATATAGGATATAATTATGCTATAACTTCTCATAAAGTTCAAGGAAGTACTTATAATTCAGTTTATGTTTTAGAAAATGATATTATGACTTTTCCAGGAGGTAAAGAACAAGTAAATAGAATGATGTATACTGCTGTCTCTAGACCTAGAAAAAAATTAGTAATTTATAATCCTACTCAAAATGTTACAGAAAAGTCAATAGATCCTAGTATCTTTGAATTTAAAACTAGTGTTAGAGACTTTATGCAAAATCTAACTAAAGAAGAAAGAGAAATATTTAGAGAATTAAAAGAAAAAGAGGAATTTAAAACAGAATGTAAATGAATTGTTTATTAAACAGTGCAAGTAATAAAATATTAAATGACTTAGCTTTTAAATATGGAGCTGAAGAAGGTTTAAAAAAATATATTAAACTTAAGCAAGTTTTAAAAAACTATCGTAAAGAAGTTTCATTTGCACAACAAATTAATATTAAGAAAAAAATTGGTGAGTACAATAAAGAAAATAATACAAGTTATTTTATAAATTTTACTAAAGTAGGACAAGCTGATTTATATACTTGGGAATTAGAAAATAAAAATCCTGTAACAGTTGCTAAACCTCTTTTAACAAAAGAACAAGAAAAAAAAGCAAAAGAAGAATATATAGCTAAACTAAAAAAAGAAGAAGAAAATAAAATAAAAGAATGGTATGAAAATAATGATTTTTATTTGGATGATGAAGTTTTAAGAGAACAAGAACAAAAAGATTTAGAGTATTCAATAAGTCCTGAAACACTTATTAAACCAGGTGTAGAAGAATTATTTAATAATAATCCTGAATTAGCTAATGCTGTATATTCAAAAATATTAACTAATTCTGGTATTTCTGCTGAAAATTTATTATCTTTGCTATTGAAAGACAACTTAATAGAAAAACAATGTTCATAAGCGGTATATATAAAATAACAAATATAATAACTCAAGATAGTTATATTGGTTCTGCTGTAAACCTAAATAGCAGAAAAAGAACTCATTTTGCTAATATGAATCTGTCAAAACATCCTAATAAACATCTGCAAGCATCTTGTAATAAATATGGTATTGATAATTTTCAGTTTGAAATTTTAGTTAATTGTCCTAAAGAATATTTATTAAAACTTGAACAATTTTTCATAGATATTTTAAAACCTACTTTTAACAAAAGAAAAAAAGTAAATAGTAATTTAGGAATGGTATTAACAGAAGAACATAAACAAAAGATTTCTGAAAGTAATACTAATAATCCTAAAAGAGTGGGTAGAAAGCTATCTGATGAACATAAAGAAAGTATTAGAAAATCTCATTTAGGAAAAAATCTTTCAGAAGAAACTAAACAGAAAATATCTGAAAAGTTTAAAGGTGAGAATCATCCGAGGGCTAAACTTAACCAAGAAAAAGCTAATGAAATTAGAATTTTATTTGGTAAAATGAAAATGAAAGAAATAGCTTCTAAATATGGTGTTTCTGTAAGTACAATAGAATTAATTAAAATGAACAAACTATGGGTTGTATAATAAAATATAAAGGGCAATCAATACCAGAAGAACAATTTATTCAATATCTCAATAAGCAAATTGCTATTAATAACTTATTTAATGAGAATAAAACTCTTGCTAATGCTGTATATGAAGCTTTAGGGATTAGTAATAAACAAGAAACAGTATCTGAAATTTATCTTAAATTGGGTAATAAAACTAAAAAGGATAATATAGTAATTCAACCTGTTTACCAAATAGCAGGAATACAGTATGCTAAATCTATTGGTGGTATTTTTAGTTTGAGAGTTAATAATACTAATAACCATTTTGGAAACCCATTCAGTTCTGTAGAATCTGAAATACAAAAAGGTTTAATAAGAACTAAATCTACTAAAGAAAGCGTAGAAAAATATATAGAATGGATTTTATCTCCTATTACAACTATTAAACCTGAACAACATAAATTTATTAGAGAAGTATTACAATCTGGCAAATTAAAAGAAAAATCTATTGTTTATTATAAGGAACTTGGGGAATCATCCCATGCTACAGCTTTAGATTATCTTATTAATAAGTATAATTGGAATAGTCAAATAACCCCACAACAAAAACAACAAGCTTTACAACTATACTCTCAATATCTTGATACTATATTTCCTGATAGTAAAGTAAAAGATATTGTTTATCATGGTAGTAATGAAAAGTTTGATACAGTTGATGTTTCTAAATCTAAATTTCAAAAAGGGTTTTACTTTGCAAAAGATAAAAATATAGCTGAAGGATATGGAAATACTCTAGCATTACTTGTAGATTCAAAAAATATTCAAGTTCAACCATTTGCTCATTTTGGTTATTATGTAGATTCTAAAGAGTCTTTGAATAAAGAATTACTTAATATTAATTCTTTATTACAAAAAGGTGATTTTGAAAATGCTTTAGCTTTACAACTTATAGATGTTACAGATGAAATTAAATTCTTTAAAAGTAAAGAAGAAAAAGAAGATTTTAAAAAATCAAATTCTGGTTGGGAGAATGTTGAAGAAGATTTTTTAAAGAATAAAATAAAAGAACTAAACACTTCAATACGAAACATAAATGAAAAAGGAGAATTTGATACAATGCTTACACATAATGATGATGGTCAACTATCTCTTTATGCTGTTGGTAAACCAGAACAAATTCATATATTAGGTTCTAAACAAGATATACAAGGATTTAAAAGTTACGTACAAAATAAACAATCAGTAACTCCAAGACAAGGTATTAGTGAATTATTTGCAGAAAATCCACAACTTGCATCTATAGGTACACAAGAACAATATGAAAGATATTTATCTACTATATTTCCTGATAGTAAAGTAAAAGATATTGTTTATCATGGTACTGATGGTGAATTTGATAAGTTTTCTAAAAATATTAAAAAAGTACTAGAAAGAGAAATTTCTAATACTGCTAATGCTTACTTTTTTACAAATGATTTAAATCGTATAAAAGATTATGGTAAAAATAAAGTAAATGCTCTAATAGACAGTAGAGAAATATTAAGTTTTAAAAATATAAGTAACGATAGAGCAAGAGTATTATCAGATATAACTTACGAAAAAGCTAAAGGGTATACCGATAAAAATATTGATTCTATTGTTGCAGATTATGATTTTTATAAAGACTATATAGTATTTGAACCAGAACAAATTCATATACTTTCATCTAAACAAGATATAGAAGGATTTAAAAAGTTTGTAGAAAATAATCCTATTGTTGAAGAAACAACTACACCTGATGTAGAGTATTCATTAGATTTTGATTTTCCTTTTCAAGAAGAAAGTGCTGACAAGATTAATAAAGGTATTAAATCTGTAATTGTACGACCAGTTAATTTAAAATCAGGTACTTATAATATAGGTAATCAGGTTTACAATATTAAAAATTATGGACTATATAATATAGAGGATTATTTAAAAGAAAATAATATAACTAAAGAAGAGTTTATAAATCAATTTATACAAGATGAAAATGTAAAATACGATCACATTAAACTCTTTTTAGATGGAAAAACCAGTATGTATATTTATGATATACAACCTACTACTTCAGAATTATCTATCGATATAAAATTAACTCCTTATGAAAGAGCTTTAAATAAGTTAACATCTAACTTAGAAGCTGTTAAAAAACAATATTTTAAAGAAAAAAATGAAGAGTATAAATTTATTTTAAGAAAAAGAATAAAAGCTTTAGAAAAAAGAATTAAAGATTTAAAGTACGAAGAAAATCAAATTATTCCTTTTTTATTGCAACAAGCGTTTGAACATATAGATGAAGCATTTGCTTATTTATCAAATGGTCATATTGTATTAGCTTCTCAATATTTAAATACTTATTTAGATTTGTTTCCTACTGAAGGATATGAAGAAGATTTATTAAATCAAATAAAATTGTTTAATCAAAAATTATCTGATTTAGAAACTGCTATAACTAAAGCATCTGAAAAAAAAGTATCTAATGAAGTTAAAGCACCTATTGGTGGATATAGACAAGAAGATAAATGGACATCTAAAGTACTATCAGCTGCTACATCTAATAACCCTTTAATTAGATACGCACATCAAAAAATTGTAAATATTGTAAATACAATAGAAGTAAAACAAAATTTATTTATTGCATCGTTAAAAAATATTTTAAAATTACTAGGTGATATAAAAAATCCAAAAGAGTTTTTTAATTATATGCTGCAAACAGATGAAAATGGAGAATTAACAGGATATACTATTAGTGAATTTAATCATAAATATATAACAGATAAGTATAAAGTTATACCTAATTTTAATGATGAAAAAGTAACTAATAGACAAATAGAAACTTATTTAAATTTTTTAAGAAATAATCACAATATTCAAATTGATGAAGAAGCATATAACCAATATTTAGCTGAAGGTGAAAAAAATATAAGAAAAAGTAATATTGTAGAAGGTACTAGAAATTTAGAAGATATTATTAACGATAAGATAAATTATATGTTAATGAGTTCTAATCCTGTAACTTTTTTAAATATACTTACTAAATCTAAAAGAAGTAGTGATGAAATAGAATGGGCAAAAAGATTTTTAGCATATACAAAAAGCTATGTTAAATTTAATGTAACAAATCCTATTTACTTAGACAGTAAGTTTACAGAACTACAAGCTATGAATGATAATGATCCTAGAAAAATATTTTATAATTTTTATACTAATACAATTAAAAAAGCTAGGTTAGAAGACCCTTCTACTAAACATAGTGTATCATTAACTTATATTCCTGAATTACCAGAAAATGTAGCGTTTTTAACAAAAATGTCTAATCTTCCATATTACTTATTAGCTGAAATACCTGAAGATAAAAGAGAATATTTTGAAGACCCTACAACAGGTGAAAGTATGATGTCTATACCAGATGGTAATATGTTAAATAAAAAACTATCTGCTAAAAATAAATCTTATGATTTACCTAAAATACTTCAAGAATTTATAACAGCTTCTATTAATAAAGCAGAAAAAGAAAAAATAGAAGATGATATAAAAATATTAATGAATGTTGTAAAAGCTCAACCTGAGTATAGAGTAGTTAATGGAAACATACAGTTTAAAGATGGTAAACCTCAATTAGCAACTCCTTTACAAAATAATTCTTTTGAACAATTAAAGTATTTTGTTGAAGCACACATGTATGATAAAAGACAGGATAAAGATGGTGTTTTTTCAAAAATGTTATATGACCCTGAATTAGAAAAAAATTATCAACAAGCAAAAGAAAATTTAGAAAAAAACTTAATTACAGAAGAAGAATTTAAAGCAATAGAAAAACAAAGAAATGATTCTGGTAGAGTAGTTACTGGTAAAAAATTAACTAATAATTTAATAAACTACACAGCAATTAAATCATTAGGGTTTAATTTTTTTTCAGGAGTAGCAGAATTATTTCAATCTTTTTCTTCTATGTATGTAGAAGCTGCAGGTGGTAAATTTTTTACAGATAGTGATTTAAAATTAGGGTTTTTAAAAACATATCAGTTATTAAAAAATCCTGACGAATTAGAAAAATGGTATAATAATTTTCCATTGTTAAGTAATTTTGGTTATGATACTCCTAAAGGAAAATGGACTGATACAGCTTTTTGGTTTTTTAAGCAATCTGAAAAAATATCAAAAGGTTCTTTATTATTTGCAAGATTAAATGCTATTAAAATACCAGATTCTTCTGGTAATCTTTATTCTTTACTTGATGCAATTAAATTTGATGAAAATGGAGCAGCATATTTAGATGGTGATTTTACTGAATCTTTTGAAATTGGTTCTGAATTTCGTAATAAAGTAATAAATGAAATACATGCTTTATCTAGAACTTTATTAGCTAGAGATAATAAAAGAGATCCAATAGCTTTAAATAAAAATTTTTATGGTAGATTATTAGGTCAATTTAAAGCATCATGGTTATTTGAAGGTATTACAAGAAGATTTTCAAAAGAATACACATCAGAGTTAGGAGTTAATAAAGGATATTTTCGTAGTGTATTTATGTCTGATGGTAGTTTAAATTCTAGTTCAATTAAAAAAGGATTGCAAATACTATGGACAGCACATTTTAATCCTGATAAATTAAAAGAATTTAATATAGAAGGATTAGATGAAGAGAATGTTAGAAAAACATTAAGAGAATTTAAAATAATTGCATCATTAACACTAACTTACTTTTTAGCAAAAGCATTAGCAGGATATGATGATGATGAAGATGAATGGGATGATATAATAGGTTCAGATTTTATTATTAACTCTGCATGGAGGTTTAATCGAGATTTAACTTACTTTGTAAATCCTGAATCAACTATTGATTTATTAGGTTCATCTCCTATGGCTTCTATATCTACTATTAAACAAGGATTAGAATTAATAAAAGCTGCAGGTGAAACAGCAATAGGAAATCCATATTTGTATGAAGATACTAAAAGAGAAAGATTAAAAATAGGTGCTAAAATAGAACCATTAATTCCGTTCTATTCTGGTGTGAAAAAAACATTAACAAAATTTACTGAACTAGATTAATTTACTAAACATATATAATATATAAAGAATAAACTACAATTTTAAGTTCATGAATAGTTTTGTATTTTTACTAAATAATACTAAAACTTACTTAAAAAATATATATAATGTTTGGAAATGTAGCAGAATGGGTTGTTATAATGTTTGGATTACTGCAAATTGTTTTTATGACAGGAATGTATATTCAAGCTAATAAAAATAAAAATACTAAAGTGGACGATCACGAAAAAGAAATTAAAGACTTGTCTTTAAAAATTAAAAGTGTAGAAGATAATGTTCATAGTTTAAAAACATCTTTTGGTACTTTTAAATCTGCTTATGATGCTAAAACATCTATTGTATTAATGTTATTATTTCAAGTTTGTCATAAACAAGGTATAGATACAGATATGGCGCAGTTTATATTAAATACAGATGGTGAAGATACTATAACACATAAAAAATAATGAGCTTAAAACAATCTACAAAATTAACTGCTGAAGCATTTACTAAACAATTATATCCTTTTGCTTTAGGATGTGAAAAAGAAACAGGTATTTCTTCATTAGCAATACTTGCTCAAGCAGCTTTAGAATCTGGTTGGAATAGTAAATCACCTGGGTGGATGTTTTTTGGTATAAAAGATACTGATGGAGTTAATGGTAATGAGCAATTAATTACTACTACTGAGTATAGTAGAAAAAATAATTTAACTCCTAAGCAAATAGGGTTAGTTAATATAGCAAGAATAGAACCTGTATTAATTAAAGGTCAAAAGTTTTTTAAATATACAGGTCAAGATTACTTTAGAAAATACGATACTCCTAAAGATTGTTTTGTAGACCATGCTAATTTCTTTATTAAAAATAAAAGATACGCTAAAGCTCTATTAGTTAAAAATAATCCTTACAAATTTATAGATGAAATAGCTTTAGCAGGTTATGCTACTGACCCTAATTACGCATCTACATTAAAATCTATAGTCAAAAAAATTGCTAACTTTGTGTAATGAAAATAATAGATAGATTAAATTCACCAACTCCTAAAGTAATTAAAAAATTACAAAGAATTGTATCAGCTATAACAGGTAGTGCAACTGTTGTATCTACTATTGCAATGTTATTTCCTTCTACAGAATTACCAAATTTTGTACCTTTTGCTTTTATAGGAGCTGGATTTATTAATCATTTATTGTTAGAATTATTTGTAGAGAACGATAACAAATGAAATACTTATTAACGATATTACTAATTGTTTTTACATTATCATCTTGTTTAACAAAACGAAGATTTAATAAAGTTATATCTAAAGGTATTGAAAATAAATGGATAGATACTACTACAAAATCATTAGATACTGTTATAATTAATACTCCAATAGATACAATTTCTTTAAAAGCAAAATACGATTCAATTGTTAAAGTAGTATTAAAAGATTCATTAATTTACATTGATACTTGCTACAATAAAAAAGGTAAAAAAATAGGTAGATTAATTGACACTAATTTATTTCAAAATAAAATGTCAAAAATATTAGTGTATAATGATTTAGTATATTTTAAAAAATGTTTACAATCTCCATTAATATATAAAGATAGTAATATATTTATATCTTTGCAGCAAGAAGATGATGGTAATTTTCGTTTTAGAATTAACTATAAAAATACAGTTATTAAAAAACAAAAAGAAGAATCATGGTTTACAAAATATATACTAAATAATTGGTTTTATATTTTAATAATAGGATTATTAATTTTAATAATAGTAATTAAAAAATAATGAAAGTATCAATTAATTTACCTTTTTGGTATACTAAACAAGATAGATTAGACAATTTAGAATCTACTTATTTAATGTTAAAAGACTTAGAAAGTTTTTTATTGTTTAAAGGTATAGATATATCTGTTAATGTATTTGAATTTAGTTTTGATAAACAATATTTTACAAAATCTATTTATTTACCTGTTGAAGGAGAATTTAATAAATCTTTAAAATTAAATACTGCATTAAAGTATTTAAAAGAAAATAATAAACCAGACATTGTTTCTTTTAATGATTCTGACTGTTTTGTAAATAAACCTGATTATGATAAAGTAGAAAAGTTAATAAAAGAGTTTGATAAAAAATATTTTTATTGTAACAACTTTATTAAACTTGCTCCTAACATTGGAATAAACAAAGAAACTTTAGAGTTTGATAAAAAGTTTTATTCTTTTAAATATATGGGAGGATTACAGCAAGCTCTAGGTGGAATGTGGTTTGCTGATTTTAATACTATTTATGAAATTGGAGGATTTGATGAAAGATATGTAAATTGGGGAGGTGAAGATCAAGATATAGGTAAGCGTTTAGTTTTAAAAGGTGTTACTCCTAAATTATTACCTTATAAATGTTTTCATTTATATCATGAAAATGCACCTTCAAAATCATTAGATATTGGAGAACAAATGGAATTATTTAAAAACGATAATTCAATCGTAAGAAAAAGTTTATTAAATAACTATACAATATAATGTTACAAGTATCTGCTAATTTAAATCAATTTGGTAATCCAGTTATATTTGGTAGTAACTCTAATCCAGATACTAATGTAAGTTCACTTTTTAATAATTTTATTATATGTGAACTTGATGCTACAAATGTTGCAATATATATTAGTCCAGAAAGTAATAAAGTTGTAGATTCAGCAGCTACTAATATTGCTAATAGTAGTGTATATGGATATATATATAGTTCAACTGGATTAAGTACTACTTTTAATAATACAACAAATAGATTTGAAATTACTGGTAATATTTCAAATCTTTCTTTTCAATATGGGTATTCTGATAATTTTGGTAGTTTAATAAGTGCATTAAGTGTTATTTATACTGATGAAAGTGAAGAAATTTATTATTTAGGATTAACTATAAATCAATCATTTTTTTCAGTAGAGCAAAAAAAATGTAGTTCTTGTATTAATTTAACTTATATAGATGAAGATTATGATATTTACAATCCATTAGATAATTCTGGATTTAGTTTACTAGGTGATGTAACTTACCAATATAAAATAGATAATAATGATTGGGTTACAATGGGTGTTAGTGAAATGTCTAACAGTTCATCAATGGTTTATTACCCTTTTTATGCTTATGGTACTGCTAGATTACAATATTGTTTTTGTGATGTAATACAAAATTTACAATTAAGAGCTATAAGAACTGTAAAAGACCCTACTAATTGTAACAATGAAGTTATTTATCAATCTATTTCTACTCAATTTTATTTTATTACTGCAGGTACTTTAGGAACAACTATTAACTTATACCCTTACAAACCTGAAGTAGTTTTTGAAGAACCGTTTAAATGTTGTGTTTCTGTAAATGATGAAATTCATGTTGATATATTAAGTATAGCTCCTAAACCTGTACCATCACTTCCAACATCTATTAGGTGTATAGAAGCATCTACATTAACATATAATCTTTATCAATATGTTGATGGTGAATTAGAATTAATAGATGGTCCAACATCTTATTCAAATCCTACTACAGCTAATGGATATGATTACATAGAACAATTACAAAAAGGTTCGTATAAATTAACTGCTGAATTATGTAATTGTTGTACATGTATAACTAAAGAATGGAGTATTAATATATGTGATTCTTATGTATTAACTACTGGTGATTGTAACAATCCTAAGATTAACAATATATCAGCAAATTATTATGTTAAGTTTACAATTAAAACGTACAATTCTTCTAACATTGTAGATAGTATATCTCAACAAATAATACTTAAAGATGTTTTAGTATCTCCTTTATTTGAATATGAAATACCTAAATTAAATGATGGATTTTATCAAATAATATTTGAAGTATTTGATGAATATGGTGTTAAAGTAGGTAATACTTCTACACAAGTACTATTTTATGATTGTAACATTAAATCTTGTGAAGTAGAACTTAGAAGAAAATTATTAGGATTTAATTGGTGTGCTGATTGTGATGAGAAAAAAGCACAACAAAAAGAATACGATGACCTTAAAATAGCAAATTCTAAGTTTGAAATTTATAAAAGTGTAATTTACTCTTATTGGAATGATATTAAAATGCAACAATCTGTACCTGAAACTTGGGATATAGAAGACCATTTACAAGAATTAATGACATATTCTCAAACATTTTCAGAAATGAATAAATTGTGTGAAAATTGTACAGATAGTTCTTTTAGTGGTAATGTTGTAAGTAGTAGTAATAGCGATTGTGGATGTAATTCTTAAAAAATAATAAAATGAAAAGTAGAAATGAAATATATGGTGGAGATTTTACTGCAGAAGCTAGTGATGTTAAAAATAATAATATTAATGGTACATTAAAAAGTTTAGTAATAACTAGTAGTACAGATGTTACTAAAAATAGAAGTTCTTGGATTAGAACTATGCTTTATAGCATATTAGACTCTTTTGTTCATAAAACAGAAAATAGAGCTACTAAAGATAATGTAGGTACTTCTATTGACCCAACAGATAGTGTTTATGTAACTCCTCAACAATTACCTGAAGTATATAAAACAACTAATGATTTTGTATCTGTTTCTGCAAATTCAGGAGCTTTGTCAGCTTCACAAAATGTACTTGATTTTACAATAGACAGTTTTGGTAAAAATAAAATTTACATTTTAAAATTACATAATGATTTAGTAGCTTGGTTAAAAGCTAGAACTTACACACTTACTGAATTAGTTTCTATTATAACTAATACTGTTACAAGTATTGTATCTAATCCTGAAACAGGTCAAGGATTAATTCCTGTAGGTGTTATATGGAGATATTCTTCAATAACAGCTCCTGATGGATTTTTACTTTTAAATGGTACTACAATAGGTAATGCAAGTAGTGGAGCTACAGATGCAAATAATAAATACAAAAATTTATTTATACATATTTGGAGTAATTATGCTAATACACAATGTGCTGTACCTGGAGGTAGAGGAACTAGTGCTTTATCTGATTGGTTAGCTAATAAACAAATAACTTTACCTGATTATAGAGGTAAAGTATCAGGTACATATAAATCAGTTATACCATTTGATACTAATTTTGGTACATTAGGTAATAGTTTTGGTGCTGAAATAATACCTGTAAGTGCTTTGCCTGTTGTTAGTCCTTGGACTGCTAGTGATAGTGGACATAGCCATAGCTTGTCAAATGATGGCGAAAATAGTGCAGGTGGTGGTGATTATTTCCTTAAAGGTTCACAAGACAATGGATTTTCTTTAGCTACAAATAGCGGCACGGCAAACATTACAATGTCACAAAATACAGGTGGAGGTCAAAAACATTTCCAACCAACAATAATAGATACAGCAATAATAAAATATTAATAAAGTGGAAGATAATTGCGTATATAAATTAGGAGAATGGGAACCTTCAGAACATTCTGAAGATGAATTCTTTATTGGTTACAAAGATTGTTCTATACCCACTACAGGATTAGATTGTACAAAACAATTTATATACGCTAAACCATTTGAACAAAGTCAATGGGAAATGGATTATGTTACTTTATTTAATTTTATTAAAAAAGATTTATTTACAACATTAACTAATGTACAAAATAAAGACCAGATAGGTAAAGAAAGTTTCTATGAATTAGATTTTGGTAGACAAGCTAATTATTTAATAGCGTTTTTATTATTGTTTAAAGAAGAATTAAAAAGAAATCCTACTATTGAAAATTATGTATCTTTGTTTACTAAATATAAAATTGATTGTGTTGATAAACATTTTAGAGGATTTTTTAATAAATCTTGGATAAGACCAATGTTAAAGTTACTAGAAATAGCTACTTTAATAGAACTACCTGAAAATGTGTATCAATTAGATAAAGAATTAGATTTAGACCCAATTTATTACATAGCTAGTTTATAATGAGTGGAATATTTTTTAAACAACTACCGTTAAAAAGTAATGTACCTGGAAGTGCTAGGTTTCCATTCTATAATGCTATAGCTAATAAAGACCAAGCTACTACATTAGAAAATTTAATTAGTTTAGTAGAATTAAATAACCAACAAGTATTTGATTTAGGTACTATTACAGGTAGTGCTAATACATATGTATCAGATAAACCAATTACTGAATATTATACAGAAGCAGTTTATATATTTCAACCTAATATAGATAGTACAAATATTAGTACATTAAATGTAAATGAGTTAGGTGGATTACCTATTAAAGAATTTGATGGTACAAATTTAATTGATAAAACAGATTTAAAAGCTGTAAATACTTATGTGCTTTTAAATAAAACTAGTTATTGGTTATTAATAGGTGGTAGTAGCGCACAATCTACTGGAATACAGCATGCAATAGCGTCAGGAATAGATACATATACTGCTACAATTACAGGAGTAACTGCTTACGCTGATGGGGATGTTTATTTTATTAGATTTACTAATGGAAACACTACAGGATGCACTTTAAATATAAATTCATTAGGAGCAGTAGCTCTTTATAGAAATAATGATGGTCCGTTATTAGGTGGAGATATATTAAATGGAGGTGAAATGTTATGTGTATATAACTCAGCACTTAACATATTTCAAGTTATTGGAACAGCTCCAAATAGTTTATTTGCTTATGTAACAAATGAAGATAGTGTAACATTAACAAAAGGTATGCCTGTATATGCTTTTAGTGGTACAGGAGATAGAATGACTGTAAAAAGAGCATCAAATTTAACAGATGCTACATCAGCAAGAACAGTAGGTTTTGTACTTTCAACATCTATTGGAGTAAATCAAAAAGGTATTATAATGATGCAAGGGTTGTTAGATGGATTAAATATTCTTCCAACTTCAACTTGGTCAGATGGAGATCCTGTATATCTTGGAGCAACAGCAGGAACTATTACAAATATTAAACCACACGCTCCAAATCATTTAGTATATTTAGGAGTTGTTACTACAGCAAGTAATGGTTCAGCAGGTAGAATGTATGTTAAAGTACAAAATGGGTATGAACTTGATGAACTACATAATGTACAAGCACAAAATCCTTCATTAAAAGATATATTGTGGTATGACAATTCTATTTCTCCTGCTCAATGGAAAACTGCATCAATATCTACAGTACTTGGTTATATACCTGAAAATGTAGTTAATAAAGCTACTACCATGACAGGAAATACAAATTCAAATACTTTGTATTTAACTGCTAAAGCTATTTATGATTGGGCGGTTGGCTTGTTTTTACAAAAAAATGTAGCAATAACAGGGGCGACAAAAACTAAAATAACCTACGATGAAAATGGTCTTGTAACAACAGGAGCGGATGCTACAACAGCAGATATAGCAGATTCAACAAATAAAAGATATCAAACTGATAATCAACAATTATTTAATGATGCTACTTCAAGTATTCAAACGCAATTAAATAATATAAATGCACAATCAGTAGGTTCTAAATTATATTCATATAATACTTTAATGTAAATTTTATGGCAGCAAATATAAACCCAATTTTTGTACTTACTTCTAATGTAGGTACAGCAACAGTAACAACAGCAAACACAACTAGAGATTTATCTGATACAACAAATGCTTCTTTATTATTTACAGCTGGAACTGATGGTAGTAGAATAGATACTATTACATTTACCCATGTAGCAACATCTCATACACAAGCAAGCGTAGCAGCAGTTGGTCGTATATGGATAACTACATCAGCAGCAGGTGCAAACCCTAGATTGCTGTCAGAAATAGCATTACCTGTTGCAACTCCATCACCATCAGCAATAGGTGGTTCACAAACGATTACATTTGCAAATGGTTTATTTTTAGCAAGTGGACAGTTTTTGTGGTGTGCAATTTCTGCAACACAAACAGGTACAGGTGCTGCGTATAATGTAATAGCTAGAGGAGGTAATTATTAATGAACGGAATACCAAATAGCACTTGGCAAAAAAATACAGATGATGCGGTATTTAGAATACCTGCAAATAATAGTCCTATTTGCAATATTACAGATAAAGTAATGTTTGCGTATTCTTTAAGGTTAGTAAATGCAAATTATAACGGTGCATTAATTCGAGTAAGAAGAAGTAGAGATAATGCTGAATTAGATATTTATGCTGACCAATTTGGTAAATTAGATATAAAAACATTGCAAGATTTTTGTCCAACTGGTAATGCTTTTGTAACTCGTTGGTATGACCAAAGTGGTTTTGCAAGAAATGCAATTCAAGGTACAGCAAACTCACAACCTATAATTATATTAAATGGGGTTCTTTACACAATAAATGGCGTACCTTCATTAAACATGAATAGTAACAGATTTTTGACACATACAACTACTGCATTTGATTGGAGTATGGCTATGTCATTAGTTACTGTAAATTATCAAAATCAAAGTGGAACAAAATATGTTTGTCAATTTTTTACAAGTTTAGCAGGGTCAAATAACTTAAGTATATTTACACAAAATTTTATATCCCCTACTGGTAATATTCCTACAACATCACCTTCTTTTCGTTCACGTTATACAGTTAATGGAGGTGCAACCGCAGATGTTCAAGCATTTTTATTAAGAAGTAATCCACTTCTTTACATGTTTTATTGGGCAGGGTCAAATACTAGCAATTTTATAAATGGGTTAGGAAATGGTTTTGATTCAGGAAGTGGTTCTATACCTGCATTTCCATCAAGTTCTTTAAGTATATCTAGTAATATTTTTGGTTTAGGATTTACTTCTGAATTAATCATATTTGATGGTCAAATTCATATACAACCTGAAACATATATAAATATAATTAAAAATGTTGGAAAATATTACTCAATTGGGTTACCGATTTAATACGGAACAAGAAGCTAAAGATGCTATTCATGCACTTAATGTGTACTATGGAATACCAGTATCTCCAGATGCAACAACACAAAGTTGGTGCGATTATGGATATAACAATGAATATTGGTACATTGTATGGGATGATAGTATGAATATTGTACTAGGAGAACCAGTAGAAATAATTATTAAGATAGAAAAATAGTAGGGCGAAAATTTTTTTTAAAGCAATGTGTCATACAAATTACAAGATTTTTATTCTTGCAATCTATATGACACATTAGAATTAATTATTAATATCTAAAAATAATTGATAAAATTTATTAATATTAAAAGTTTCAAGTTCAGTATCTGGTATTGAATAAATTTCAGCATCTGGTTCTAATTTTACTCCTAATACATCACCTAAATAATCTCTATCAGCTTTTGTAGGATATAATATTTTAAAAGCATTACTTACTACCCATTTATTGTTTACTTTTACTTTTTGTGGTAAATGTTCATTAATAGCTTGTTTTGCTTTATCAGAATATTTAGAATACAAACCGTTGATAAATAAATCTCTATCAGCTTTAAAATAAGGTGGTAATTTAAAAGTTACTAATAATAGTTCTCCAAAATCTTCAACATTTTCAAATGTGTTAAAGTTTTGAAATCTATTTATTTCTCGATCTTCCATTAAGTCTTTTTCAAATAAGACAAAAATGTGATTATCTAATTCAGGTTTATGTGCATTTAAAGCAAAGAAATTTATTGCTTTATCAAAATAGGATTTCGGTATAAACGTCAATGGTAATAAAAAATATAATGACTTATTCTTTTCAATTTGTAATTGGTTAATTTTCATTAAAATTAGGTATTTCTTCCAACACATCTACCTCTTCTAGTACAGGTAAATTCACAACATTAATTTCAGGATACTCATAATCATTTACAGTATTTAAAATCTTTAAACTATTGTATGATTTATAGTATTCTCTTATACCAGTATCTTCACCATACGCTATTACATATTGACCTAATACAATTTTTGGAAATATGTTAGTATTTTTTTGAAATGAACCCTCACCTAATAATATTTTTTCTGCAAATTTTGGTCCTTTATTAGGTAAACCTTTACATCCATCAGCAGAATCACCTGTAATCATAGATTTCCAAAAGAAATACGCTTCATCTTCTAATGTATTAGTTATTATTTCTTTTTTTCTCCAATTATAGTTATTACCTGCTAAAGACATTAAATCTTTATCGATACTAACTCTAATAGTATAATACTCATTTTTAAAATGATTGTAAGCTGCATTAACTATATCATCTACTTCATAATTATTTACTTCTACACAATTCCAATATTCTATTAAATGCTTTTTAGCTATTGCATAGTGTTGTGGTAATTCTGAAGTTCTATTTGCTTTATAAGTAGGATTAACTTCTTTTCTAGAAGTAATAGTGTTTTTACCTTTTATAAAACCAATATAAGATTTAGATTCTGTAGTTCTAAGTATATCTTCCATAATTGTATTTACAGAATCATACACTTCTAAATCTGTTTTATCTCTGTAAGTAAATTTATTATCTACTTTAATTGGATTACCTTGTTCATCTAACAATTTAATACCAAAACAAGCAGTATAACAAATTGAATCACAATCTATTATTGTTAATTTTTCCATAGTTTAAGATAATTTTTTTAAATCAAAATAATAATCTGTATGGGATATTTCTCCAGAGTATTTATTAATTATTTGAATAGAATACCCTGAATAACAATCACCAAAATTGTGTTGCACCCATGAAGAAGGAGGAGCAAACGACATAAAATTTCTGTAATCAAACTTTTTAGTTCTTGAATAACCTATTCTATGTAAATCACCTTTTTCTAAATGTATAAACCTCGTATTAATATTAAAATGGTCTATGTAATCATTTATAAAAGAAATTGATTTATCATTTAACTCATACGGTAATCCTCTAAACATATATTTAGGGTCTTTACCATGTGTTAATATAAAAGTATGGTCACCATATACAAAATGCTCCATAAATTTTGTAAGAATATAAAAACTAACATCGTTTTTACTGTACACTTTATTTAAAATCATTTCAATAGTCATGTTTGCTATAGAAGCAAATGAACCAGAATGATTATCAGATGCAACATTTCTTACAATAACTTTATCAGCTATATTTGCATTAATACAATTTTCAATTAAAGATAATTTACCTTCAACAAATACTTTAAACATTTGTTCATTAGACATGTTTTGGTCTAATTTATGACCACCTCTAGTAGTCATACCATCCCAACCATCTAATCCATCACCTAAATCATCAATAATTAAAATATCAAATTTACCATTAGCATCATATTCTTTAATAATAGAATTAAATACTTTATTTAAGTTATTTTTAAAAATTTCTTCATTATACTCATAAGCAAAAATAGCTTTATTGTTAGGATTTGGTTCTAATCCTACATGCATATCACTTAAAGTAGCTTTAATTGCTTTTGTAGAATTTGAATTACTTTTTTTAATTACTTTTAAAGGAACTGTACAGTATTCATTTACTATTTCTTTAATAGCTTTTAAATAATCTATTGAATTTGTACTATCTCCTTTAACATGTACAGAAATGTGTTTATTTTTTAACCAATAAGAAGATACATTTTCTATTGGAAAACCCATTTCTTCTGACTTTTTACTTAACTCTTCATGAGAATTGCTTTTTGCTCTTTTGTAGATAGCTCTTCTTAAAGTTTCTAAACTATATTTAGTATCTTTACAAACTTCTTTAGCAATTCCTTTAATAGTTAAATCAGGATTTTCTTCAAGTTTTTTAAGACAATAAAGTGCAATATCCTTTAATTTTTTTTCAGTCATGATTAGTATTTTTTAAATTATCTATGAATTCATCACATTCTTTTTTAGTTTTAATTAAAACATATTTTAAATTTTGATTGTTAATAAAGAAATTGTACATTAACATTTTGTACTTATTTCTAAATCCATCGTTTTCATAACCTTTAGTTTCTACAATAAACTTAAAAGATGGTAAATGAAAGTCGGGAAACATTGCTATTTCCCTAAACTTTTCACCTTGATATTCAAATTTAGGTTGGAGAATAAACTTTGGTTTTAATTCTACTTCTATGTTATTGTCTATACATAGTTTATAGAAATAAAACTCTAGTTTTGAATCAAATTTAATATCATTATACACTACTTTTGTAGCGTTTTTTATTTTTTGATTCTCTCCAACTTTTTTTGATTTTTTAAAAAACATCTAATTGATTATTTGTGTAATGAGGAAATACTTTATTACATTTAGTACATACCTCTTCTGGTCCTCCCATCGCCCAATAATCTACCTGTCTAGGTTCTTGACAAAATTGATTTTTGCAAATATACTTACTCTTTCTTTTATCAACATCATTTAATGCTAATCTTTTTTCTTCTTCTTCTGTTAAAAGATAATCCCACAAAATATCAATTACACAAGTGTAATCAGGGTATAAAAATTCAAGTTTTTCATCCATAGAATTAAGCTCGTTTAAAACCCAATTAATTATTTTGCTTGGAGTATTATTACGATCTTTACTAGGAATTTCATAAAACTTTTTAGAAAGTAATTTAGAAACATCTGATACTATTTCATTTGATGAAGTAAAAGTTGTTTCAGATTTAATTTCTTGTTTAAATACAGACTGTCCTTTAAAGTTTTTAAACAATTCAATAACTAAATCATAAGATTTAAATAGTTTAGATGGTACAACAAAACTATCATTAGTATGTGCTTTACCATAACCTGCTGAAATATTAAAAGAACTTATTTCTAAACCATTCTTTCTTAATTGACCTACATCAGTACAAGTACCACTCGTTAATTTATACTCATACTTATTTAAATAAGGAGCAATAAAAGTTTCAAATTCAGAAGAACAAACTTTTACACCATTAGTAAAATTAATGAAATCATTCTCATTATGTTTTCTATCAAATTGTGCTACAAATTGACAGTCTTTAAAGAATTCCATTTTTGCATTTTTGCTACCATTGCAACCATTTTCTTCACTAACAAATATAGCTACTTTAACAGCAGGTAAATCAATTAATGCTTGAAATGCTGCCCAAATACCACATTTATCATCACCAGCTACATCATGTGGTACACCTGTTATTTTATCACAAGCTCTAATCCAATCAGCATTATCAAAAGTAATTAATGTTTTATTAGGATTGTATTTAGCAACATCGTCAGAATGCGCTACAAAACAAGGATAATAATCTGTTGTACCTTTAGTAATGTAAATAGTACCATTATCTTGTTCTTCTATTTGTAATTTAATATTGTATTGAAATTTTATATTATCTAGTATTAAATATAGATTTGAATTTATCTGTTCTTTTTCTTTACCACTTTCAGCTTGTAAAGAAAGACATTGTTTAAGCAATTGTAATCTCGTCAACATATTCTAATTCTTCGTTATTGATTAAAAATTTAATTTCTTCTTTTTCTTTTTCTTTTTTATTGTTTTTTATTACCCATTTTTTATTAATATATTCACAATCATTTAATAATATATAATCATTATCTATAATTACTGTTTCTTCAACAAGAATTATTCCGTTATAATATTTAGAATAAACAGTAAGTTTTTTTGATACATTTCTACCATCTAATAGTGTTTCTTTATATTTAATAGGTAAAATATTTCCAGATACTTCGCATTTAAAATAATTTTTTAAACTTAATTTATAAGCATTTATATCTCTTGGATTAAACAATAAATTATTTTCAATATCTATAAACGAAAAATTATCAAAATAAGGAAGATCATATGTACCTGTATGATTTACAATTTGCATGACAAATTCATCTATATATGTAAAATGATCTAAAGTTTTTTTAGGTATATAATCTAATTTTATTTCAAAATTTCTACTATATTCATTACTAAATTGACCAACACCATAACCTTTAGAATTAAAATTTACTCTTTTTCTATAATCATACGCAAACAATATATTATTATCTTTTCTATAGTTTTCAAATATTATATAATCTGATTCTTTTAAAACATAAGGTCTATCCATTACTCTTGTACCATCTACACAATCCCATATAATAGCTCTACCTACTAATTTATCACCTACTGTTAATATTAATAATGAAGCATTTTTATTTTTAGCGTAAAAGCGTATACATTCAGCATATTTAGCGTATCGCATACAAGAAAATAATACAGAAGCTTTATCAAAATCCATATAGTTTTTTTCATCGTACCAATATACTATTTCTTCTCCTTTAACTTCTTTTATATCAGGTTTAAAAGGTTTAATAAAAAACATGATTTTATCATATTCTTCTTTTACTTGTTCAGCAGTTAAAGATGAATCTAATGCTTGTATGTACTTTGTTAGTTTTATATTTTGTCTTTTACTATTTTTAAATAATATAGAAAAATCTGTAAGAGAAACATTATGATTATAATAAAAGTCTAATAATCTATTGTAACTTAAAAAAGATACATATAATTCTTCTTTATCTTCTACTTTTATTATTTCTATTTTAGGATAAAGATATTTAATGTGTCTACCAAATTTAGATAAAACAATTGAAGTAAAATTTTCAGAAGAAAAAATACTAGAATTAATAGCTTTTATTGTGTTAAGAACAATAAACTTTTTACCCATTATAGTAGTTAAAACTTTATAACCAATAAAATTATTTTTATTACATATTTTTAAATCTGTAGGTGAATATTTTTGATAAAAATAATGAAACAGTTTATTATCTAGATTATAACTTTCATTATAATACTGTTTAGTAAATACATTTTTTATATTATCAACTTCTTCATCAAATACTAATATTTTTTTCTTAGATGATGATAATGAATATCTTAAATTATTAGTTTGTATTAAATTAGAAGAATTAGTCAATGTTCTAAAACATCCATCAGTTATTTTTTCTAAATAAACAACATAAATTCGTTTTTTTTGATATTTATCTTCTATTATTAAATTATCTTTATGTAATCTAATTTTCCAATCGTTTTGAAACCCTATTGCTTCACATAATAACTGAGAATAATGAGAATTTTTTATTATTTTAGTTTCTTTATCAATTGCAAGTCTATGATGTCCTAAATCTCTACCTTTCTTAGAAAAATAAAAACTAAAACCACCTTCAAAAAAAGCAAAATTTAAAATTGTTAATCGTTTAGTTTCTTCTAAAATACTTTTAGATAAACTTATTTCACCATTATCTACATCAATTTTAATAGCGTAAGACATAGTTATTAATATTTAAATTTAAATTAAAAAAAGCAAGTAACCATAAAGATTACTTGCTTTGTAAAATTAATGCTTAGTCAGCATTAATTTCATTAAATATGTGGAATAAATTACCTACCACACCATCAGCATCAGCATTAGTTGTTAATGAATAATCATTAAAATCATTTGCTACAACCCAATAGTTTTTAATAGATTTTTTTTGCTTTTTAACTTTAGCAACAAGAAGATTAATAATTTCATGGTTATAACCTGAATCATCTATTTCATCAGATACTCCATCAAATGTTGTATCAAGATTTTCATCTGCAGAACTATTATAATGTGTTATAATAGCTTCAATACAATCCAATACATTATCAGTAGTAAGTTCTTCAACATTTAAATCATATTTGTCTTCATAAAAGCTAGGTTTTGAATTACCTGCTACTACATATTTTTTAGAAGTACCAATAGAAATTGCTTCTCCAGATTTTCTTTCAAAATTATCTGAATCAACAGATAATCCTAATTTTTCAGCAAACATACAAACAGCGTTTGAAAGATTTTTGTTTTTAATAATAAATGCAGCTTTCATAATAAAATTTAATTAATTTGTGTTACTAATTTTTGTTTTGCTTCTGTAAAACCTCTTGTTTTAACTAACTCAAAAACATCTTTGCAGTTATCGTCAAACGTAAAGATTTTAGGTACATCATATTGTGAAGCCTGAGATATACCAGTTTTATCAAAATCATAATTAAGATAGATTTTATTAAATCTACTATAAAAATAATCAAAAATTTCAGGTTTAATTATTTGAGATTCAGATGATGGTGAAACAGCAGGATAACCTAATTTATACCAAACCATAATATCTTTCATAGATTTGGTGATAATTAATATATTATTTTTATCAGGTAATTGATTAAAACCTTGCCATTCTTTACTAGTCATATTACTTAACCATTTAAAAGATTTATCTGGTTCTAAAGGTCTGTAACATTTGTATTTACCATTTATTAAATATCTGAATATAGGATTTTTTGATACATAATTCCACACATATTTATATCCTTCTCCTTTATTTAACCATACTTCTTTTGCAACTTTAACATTAAAAAAATTAAGAGTATTTATATCTATATTTCCTTGTTCCCAATAAATTAAATCACTTTTACTATAAGGTTGTAAAACCACTTGTATTTCAGTATTATATCTAATAAATTTACTTGCACCCAATATTTCAGGTTTATCTTGTATCGTATTTCCTGTTTTAAAGTCGAACAATATTCTTTTGACTGCATTTTTGTAAGATTCATTATATAATTCAGACACTAATTTAATACAATCTCCACCTTTATTAGTACTAAAACATTTAAAAATTAAATTATCGTATTGTTTAAATGAAAATGAAGGTGTTTTATCTTTTGAAAACGGTGATTTATATTTTTTATTTGGTTCTGGATAATATCCTAAATATTTAAAATAAATATTTTCTTCCCCTATTTGTTCTATAGTCTCTCTTGGAGACAATGTTTCTTGTTCTTTAACATTATTAAATGAAAACATAGTGGAGTAAAAAGTAGGGAAAGCAAATTTACAATCCCTACTTATTATTTACAAATTAAAAATTTAATTAAAATGGAAGATCATCTACCATTTCAAAATCTTCTACAACACTTTCTGTATTAGTAGGAGCTGTTTTAATACCTTCTTTATCAGCATCATAGCGTAGTTCAGAAGGATTAGTATCTATAGTTTCAGCATAACCAGAATAATACAAAGGAATAGTAGGATATTTACCTTCTCTATTAGCTACAATTTTTAGACGTAAAGACCTGTTTTCAACTATCTTTTTAATACCATTCATCAAAGTTTTGATAGAAGTCAAATCTAATTTTTTAATAGAATCTTTTACAGTTTCTATTTTATCTTTAGTAGAAACTTTAGATAATATATGCATTAATCTTTTACCTAGTTTTTCAGCTCCTTCTTCATCTTTAGGATAAAGAATATCATAATTCATTGTTTTACCAACTGAATCTTTACCTTCAATTGTTTTAGTACATACTAAATTTAATTGACCTTTTTCCCAATCTGGGTTACCATCTTTACCTTTTATTTCTATAATATCTACAGAAACAATTTTAAATTCATGAATACCAGTTGATGCTTTAACACCTACGGTTTGTTTTACTTCTTCGGTTTTGCTAAATGAGAAATTTGACATAATATAATTTAATTTAAAGGTTACAAATAAAATAAAAATAGGGTTTACAACTAAATGCAAACCCTATTAAGTAAATAATTAAAATGTTAATGGTACGTTGTTATTAGTAGTATCTTCTGTTACAATTACAGGAGCTTCTATAGCTACAGGAACATCAAATTCAGCTTCTTCATCTAAGAAGTTCCAAATGATACCACCTCTTGAAGCTCTTGGTAATTTAATATCAAAGAATTTCAAACCTTCTTTAATTTTAGATTTAGGAGCTCCTAAGATTTCAGCAATTTCTTCTACTGATTTTTTCTCGTCTACAAGATTTTGCAATGTTTGTTTTAAAATTGTTCTTACATTTGACATAATATAAATTGTTTAAGGTTAAAAATTGATTTAAATTTTATAATAATTACGAATAGCATCATCTACTAATTTCAAACTATTTGGAATTAGAAAATCATTAAACATACCTATTGGAGTTTTACTAGTTGATTTTGATGCTTTGGTTTCAAAATAATGAGTATTATCACCATCTAATCCACCTTCTACTCTACCAAATAATACAATAGGAAGCAAAGATTCAGGAAATATCTTTTTTAATTTTTTACCTGTAGTTGCTAATACTTTTTTCTCTTCACCATTTACATCTGTAATTAATTCAACATGACCAAATAAATATGCAATTTGGTCTTTACGAAGTTTAGTATTACATAAATTAATTAATTCTACAATGTCAAGAGCTAAATCTCTCCCAAGAAATTGTTATCCTAAAGACTCTTTATTCTTTAGTTCTGTATTTTATTTTGTTATATACAGTTCAGACTATCTCTTCATTTACCACTTAATATTAGTATATATAGGTAAATGTCCCGCACTCTTGGTATTTCATTTTCTTTGGCACTACCCATTAAGAAAGTATATACTAGTCGTTGTTCCTTTTATATATTTCTATATAACTTGGATAAGGGTTATCTTCTTCAAGACTTTCCCAGATTCACGAGATTTTAGATCAGCAGAGTATTTACATGTTTAAACTTATATAGCATAGATTCTAAAATATATGGTTTTACTAATTTAAAAAACTTTTTTCCAGAATCTGCTGTAAAGTATATTTTGAAATCTTTTTGAATTATAATATCTAAATCATATTTAAGTTTTAAAAACTCTTTTAATCTAATTAATCCTTCTAAACTAAAACTACATGTTGCTATACTAATGCTGCATTTACTAGAAGCTGTACCATCATCCATAAACCAAATTGCTAAAGCAAGTGGTGTAAGTAAAGTTAAATCTAATGGTATATCTTTTTTTTCTTTATAGTAAAAAGCATTATAAAAGTACTTTAAATTTTCATTAGGTTTAAAGCAAAAGTAGCATTGTTTATAAGTTTTATTTGGAAACTGTTTTAATTTTTTATCTGAGTACGCTACAGAATAAGTTAATTCTAAAAGTTCTTTTTGCTTAAATAAGCAATATTCTTGTTGAGATAAAGAATGATTAGTTCTTCCCCAATAAGAGTTTTTTACTTTTCTTAAATTACCATCTCCTAATAAAGTACCAAATATTATCTCTTTTTGTTTTTGTGAAATTTCTATTACCTGTCTACGAATTTTATTTCTATCTGAAAGTTTTCCAAATCTTTTCAAACACCAACCATATACAGAATTTTTATTATATTTAGTAATTTCACAAACTTCTAAATAAGATTTTCCTTCTAAAACAAGAGATTCTATTAAAGCATGATTTAATTTATTATTCATATTGATTACATTAATGTAAATGTAAATCAATTTTACGTATTTTCAAAATATTATTGTAAATAAGTTAGTTTAACTGATCGAAAGTCATTTTCTTTCTGTCATTGAATTCTTTAAATGTAAGATACGAATTTATTGTATCTATTGCAACTGATTTAATATCAGGTGTTTTAGAACAATAATCTATACATTTTATGATAGAATCATAATCTGAAGTAGATGCATAATTTTTTTCTTCAGCAGACCACATATTTCCAGGAAAAGGTAATTCTTTTTTATCACAATTAATGATAAAATGAGATTTTGGATTTATACCTTTATATCCTTCTTTACTAAAATCGTATTTACCATCTGGATTTACGATTGTGGATGTAGTTTTACCTTCACCACTCATTGAAAAAATACCTACTGTTTTTCCCATAATTTGTTTTAATTTAACGGTAATTGTAATTGTTTTTCTTTAGCTTCTTTATTTCTTCTATATCTTTCATAAAGATATAATACAGGATGATGTGGTGAATCTATAGGCATAATGTTAGATAAACAACAAGTTCTAAACATTAATAATGCACTATCATCTCTATTTAATATCTTTTTTGCTATATGGTAGACTAAATGTTCTAACCAATATATTTTACCTTTTTTATCTGTATCTATTTTGTGTTGATAATGAATAAATGGTGATGTAGTATTATCAATACTTACATCATACTCATACATAATAAATTTTGTCATTTCAACCACTTTTAATCGGTGATCCTCTGTTAAAGTTACTTTGCTCATAAATTAAATATTTAATTAGATTCATTAATTTTTGGTAATACAGGGTCTTCATCTATTCTATTATACTTTAAATTGTTAATAAATCTAATAGGAGCTGGTTCACCTTCTCTAACTTTTAAACCATGCACATACACTTTATTTTTTACAGCATAATTATTTAAACTATAATATTGTAGATTTAACAATTCTGGTCTATGTGCACAAACTACTAAATCAGAAGATTGATATACTGAATCAGCACCAAATACATCTGATCTTTGAGGAAAATGCATTAATGGATTAGATACTCTATCAACAGATTCAATACTTCTGTTTAATTGACTAAGTTGTACAAATGTACGTTTATCTTCTTTTTTTAATTCAATAAACATTTCTTGTAAACTATTGATAGTATCAAACTCATTTGTTTTTTTCTTTGTTAATCTTGTATGGTCTAAAAAACAAATTAACCCACAATCTTTTCCATATTCTTTTTTACATTCTTCATGAAAAAGTCTGACCATTTGACACATTTCTTCAGGTGTTTTAGTTTTTTCAGCATAATAAATTCTATATTTTGCAATATCTTTTGCTTCTTTTGCTAATGAATTATATTGATCATCTGAAATTTTTACTTTACCAGATTTAATTTCATTAACTGTTAAATTAGTTTTATAACTTAATTTTCTTATAACTTGAGCTTTATTTGTCATTTCGTAATTCCAACTTAATACGACAAAATTTTCTCCAGGATTATAATCAAATAAAGCAGTTTCTAATTCATTTGCAATAGATGATTTACCTGCACCTGAAATACCAGCAATAGTAATTAAATTATTAAATTCTATACCACCACCTATTAAATCATTAAACTTTTCCCATCTTGTTTTTAAAGGACGAATTAAATTATCCTTTCTATCTTTTATTTCTTTTAATGCTTGTTCAGTAGCGTCCTTAATATGAACAAGACCTAAATTATTTAAAGTCGTCTCCATATTGTACAGGATTAACTACAGTAGAAATATAACTATCCCATTTACCTTGATTAATATATGTAGGTAACATAGATAAATACTCTAAAGTATTGTTTATTGTTCTAGATTTAATCTCATTTTTAACAGCATCTATAACTTGTTCATGAGTAAATCCACTTTTTTTAAGATTAGCAAAATACATTTTTGACCATTTTTCTCTATTTAACCTATAACCTGCTTGTAACGCACGTCCTTTAGGAGTTTTTTTAGGATATAATTCAAGTAATTCATCAAATTGCATAGAGTTTGATTGTATCTTTTCAATTTGATTTTCTACTTTCATTATATGAATAAAACTATTTCCTTTATCTGTTAATTTAATAGTAGTAATGTCATTAGTAAATTCATTATAATTAATAAGTTCTTTATTTTTTAAACTTTCTAAATCACTTATTTTAAATTCACCGTACTTATGAACATACTTTACTATTAAATCTACACGATTTAATGACAATGTACACAATATAAAATATTGTTCCATTGTTATACCTGTATCTATTAATTCTTCTACATCAATAATTATTGAACCCTCCATATTTTCATAGTAATATTAATTTAATAAATGATTGTTCCGTAATCACCTAATTTCCATAAAGGAAACATGTACTTATCATATTGAGAATTATATAAATAATCTATAAAACTAAAGTTACCGCTATATTTAAAATAAAATATATTACCATCAAACATAGGATTACCATTATTATCTAGTAATGTTAAATAAATCCCTTTTTCTAATTCATGTTTTTTTATACCTACACTTTTAAATTTAAAAAATGGAGTTGTTATAAGTATAAAACTATCTTTATTAAAATCTTTACCTAATTTATCTTTTAATTTATCTATTATTTCAGCTTTTGTTATTAGTATTTTCTGCATAATTTTTATTAAAAACATCTTTAATTACATCTTCTATAATGTAACTAACTTGATTAATAAAATCTGTTTGTTGAGCATTAAAATCAGGCATAATTTTAAGACAACAATCATTCATTTTACTTCTTGCTGCTAATAAATCTTTTAATAATTTAGATGGTGGATTTTTAGGATTTTTATAAACATTATAACCTTTATCTTCTAATATATCTTCTATTAAACAAGCAGCTGTATGTATACAAGTTTGAGCAGCAAGAGCTTTTATATACGGTACTTTATTTTCCATCTTTATTTAAAAGTTTACTGTAATCAGGCTTATAAAAAGCAGGACTCTTCATTATCTTACCATCTTCTTTTCTTAAAATAGCATAAATGATTTTGCTATTTACCACAACTTGTTTATAAGTCCAATCTTCTTTATTAGCTACAGTTGCTAACGCTTCGTCTAAAGAATAACAAAACTTAGACATGTTAGATTTCATAGTTTCTTCATATGCTTCTTCAGCAATATCGGTAAATCCTGAAATACAATATCCACCATTTACTACAACAGACAAATCACATAGTGCATCTAAAGATTCTTCTTTATTAAAAGTTTTAGTATCTACTGCATTTTTATTTAAAAAACTATCTTCTATATAATCTGTACATAATTTACTAAATGTACCGCACAAACCATAAGCAAATGCTAATTCTGATAATTCTTCAAAGATTAATTTTAATCTTAATTTTCTATCTTCTATAGATGGTACATAATCTTTATCTGTGCTATAAGCTACAGTATGACCACCAGCTTTTTGAAATTCTATAATAGATTTAAGCATTTTGATATTTTAAATAGCTATTCATTAATGAATTAATGTTTTCTTTTATTTTATTATTTTTAAAATGACAAGACCATAAAGGTAATGGAGTTTCATGTATAGCGCAATATGAACATAAAAATTTAGCACAATCAAGACCATTTTTATTATTAAAATCTTCTAACTTATCATCAAAAGATACTGCATCTGGTACACCGTAATTTTCTATTTGAGCTACAAAATCATCATAATTTTTAACCCAAATAATTTCACCTATCTCTTTAAAATCAATAGGAGAAAATTTTAAAAAACTTGGGTCATTAGTAATATTTAATTCACTATCTACCCATAATAACACTTTATGTTCCATATAATTTTTAATTTTTTATTTCATTTAACGCTCTTTGCATATACAATATATCATCCATTTTTTCTTCTATAGAATGTTGTAACCATTCTTTTAAAGGTAAATTATTTTTATCTAAAGTAGTATTGTATTTTTTAATTCCTATTTCAGATCTTTGCAGAAATTTTAATACAATTGATTCTACAATTTTATCTTCTATTTTCATATTGTTTAAAATTTTGTCTTTCGTTCCAATTAAGTTTGTTATACTCTTCAAAATTTATTATTCTATTTTTAATATAAGTTATACCTTTAGTAGATTCAAAAGTTTTTAAACAAATGTAAGTCATAACTTTAATAATTTAAAACTATCTTCATTAACTTTTTCAATTTCATATTCACCTTCTAAATCAGGTGAATAAGGTATAATAATTTTATTATTAGTTATTTTTTTTGAATTATTACTAAAAATAGAAGGTCTATTAATAGTCATATCGTGCAAATTTACTACAACAGGATTAAAATTAATAATAGATTTAATATTATTACCTAGTTTTATTGAAGAATAACTGTATACAGATTTAGTAAACTTTTTACAATTTTTACTTCTTAATCTAACAGCATTATTAGCAGATATATTAGTAGAATAAATAGTAATTTTCATAATAGTGTAAATTTAAAAAGAACAAAGGTATATTTAATAAAATATACTTTTGTAGTATATTAAACTCTAAAACATAAATTATGTGTGTTTGATGTAAGTTTCTAAAGAATCGTAGTATTTAATATTTGAAATACCTTTTAAAGCAGATTTTAACCACAATTCTTCTTGAGTATCAGGTACAGCTAAAATAAATATTTTTGCTTGTTTACCTTCCTGATAACGAATAGAACGAGCTAATCTTTGAATTAAAGTATTTGACTTTGAAGTAAAAGCTAATATAATTGCACAAGAAATATTTTCTACATTAAATCCTTCTGACAATGCTTTAGTAGAACAAATAATATTTTGTTTTGTTCGCTTGTCTTTAAATCTTTTTAATGTATTATCTTTTTCTGTTTTCTTCATATCTGAATGAAACATCAAAGCATTATCACCTAATGATTTATATAATGCTTCAGTAAAAGCATTTGTTTCAGCAAAAGTAATAATGTTATCATCTTTACACAATTCTATTAATTGTTTACCAATTTTTAATTTATTTTCTGCATTTTGAGCTACAGCTTTTCTTTTTCTAATTGCACCATAAAACATAGTAGCATTCTTTTTATCTGCGCTACTAGCTGTAGTACTTTTTAAATAAATATTTGCTTTATCAAAAGCAGAATTACCACCTAGTATATATTTATAATATACAAACTGTTGTTGAGCTTTTTTATAATCACTAAACTCAGTAGGTGTTAATGGAACATCAATTACATGAATAATATATTCTGATACAAGTTTTAATTGTACAGCTTCATCTAATGTTAATTCAAAAGAACATGGAGCAATTGCTTCTAATTTATCCAATAATTCATTATCAGGTTTAGTACCAGTCAAACATAATAATTTCTTATCATTGTTTTTATAGTCATAATTTAATAATGAACCATGAATCTCACCTTTAATTGCTAAATGTACTTCATCAATAATAACACCTTGATATTTACTAATATCTATTTTAGCATTACTAGCATGACAAATACAATCAACGCTTTTCCATTCTTTTGTATACTTCCATTTTTTAGCTTCTTGACTCCATTGTTCTATTAAATTTTCTTTTGGAACAGATACTAACCATTTTCCTCCATATTTTTTAATATTTTCACAAGCAGCAATAATACCTACTCTGGTTTTACCTGAACCTGGAGACATAAACAAACTTGATCTTTGATCTAATGTAATATGTTTTTTTAAAGCATGTTTATGTATTTCATTTTTACATTCTATCGGATTAGTATATTGTTTAAAATGATTTAGCTCTTGTTTTGTCATAATAATTCTAAATCTTATCTACCACTATATAATCCAAGTATAAATCCTCTATTATACCCATCTACATAAATATCTTTTTCTCCATATTCTCTTACAGGACAATATGGTGGGTATGGAGCAACACAACCGTATTGTTGGTAGCAATATCCTGCTTTCCAACCATCTTTAAATCCTTCACAAAAACCTCCATAGTTTGTATGAAAAGAAAATAGCGTATAAAATAATAATAGTTTCATATTGTTGTGGTTTCAATTCTGTAAATTAATTCTTCAAGAAATATTTGAATATAAAAACGATAATACTCATTTAAGTCAGTTTTAATCAATAAGTATTTAATAATATTTACTATATGACTAGAATTTAAGTCTTTTAATAAAATAAACTCAGTTTTAGGTAGTCTATTATTGTCTTTATCATAATTTTTACCCCATAAAAACTGTTCTCTAATATCTTTTATAACATCTTGTATTTCAGCAAATTGAACTTCAACTTTTCCAACGGTTTTTATATAATCCAATCCACCATCTATACCTACATCTTCTTCCATTTTAAAATCATGTCGATGAAAAGAAAATAATTTCTTTTTAGATGGTGTTTCTATATAATGAATTTTCATAGTTTTATTATTTAGACCAATAATCTGATATAACTACATCACTTTTAACTGGTATAGATTTAATAAATTCTTTACCTGCTTCTTCCATAATTTGTTTTTGTATTTGTGACCATTCTTCAGCTTTATCTTCTTGTACATAACAATAAATAGCATCATGAATTTGTAAAAACATTTGAACTTTATAATCTAATGTTTTTATTTTATTACTAATGTTTACTAATGCTAATTTACACATTAACGCACCTGAAGCCTGTATGACAGTATTTTTACCTGCTCTCTCTACAGCACCAACTTGTTTTAAATCATTTGGGTCATAAATAAAATGTCTTACAATAGAATATGGTTTTAATGACCTTATATATTTATTTTTTAACGCATATTTAGAACATGAATTTAATACATTTTTTACTTTAGGTACTTGATTAAAATACTCTTCAATAATTGTTTCAGCTTCTTCAATAGAAATACCTAATACAGAAGATAATTTAAATTTACTACCACCATCGATTTTGTTACCTAGTAATTATTTAAATTACTATTCTATAGATTACTATTCTCTATAGTCCAGACTATGTTATCACCATTTTAAAGGTGTTGGGAGCTCGTGTCAGCTTCATTACTGTTCTAGTAGTATGCTGTTAGTCGTTGAACCTTTTAATCATCCCTGATTAACTTGGCTGCAAATTAACATTTCAGTCTTCTTGCAATTCACCCAATATTTTTAACTCTAAATTTCTTTAAAGCTGCCCTGTATTTTATATATTTTCTATCTAATTTAATTGAATTTTCTTTGTACATATTATAGAAAAAATCAAATCTTGAATTTCCTCTAATATAAATATCAAAAACATTATTTCCTTTAATACTTACTGAAGTAGTTATACTATTTAATTTAAAAAAATCTAATAATTGATTTTTAAAATTTTCACTACCAGTAGTAATTTTAGGTTCATTTTTTGAAATAGACCCATCACCATCAAAATATCCTCTTATAAATTCCCAATTTATCTCTTTTTTATAAAGAAAAGTTTTAGATTTAGCTGGTGTTATACCTATATTATTTAAGTAATTCCAAACTTCACTATTTCTAAAAACTACTGCTCCAATTGTAGAATTAGCTTGATTAAGTTTATAATAAATTTTTAATTTATTATTAATAAAATCTCGATATTTAATAATATGGTCTAAATCTTTTATGCCTAAATATATAGAATATTGTTTTTTGCTTAAATTACCATCAGCAGAAATAAAACCTAACCAATAATCTCCATCTTTTTTAAAAAATGGATTATTAATTACAATTTTATTTGAACCTCCTGATCCTTTAAGAGTTAATTTATATTTTTTAAATATTTTAAGTACATAATGATATTTTAAATTCAATTTTAAAGCTATTTCTTTAGGAAATAAACCTTTTTTAGAGAGATTAATTATATTTTCTTCCATTAATTTTGCTTTGATGCAAAGGTAGATAACATAATTAATAATACATAATTTTTTAAGTTAAGGCTAACATAAAATTGATAGTCTTTGCAATATCTCTTGGAGATTTTCCTCTTAAAAATACTTTAACTTTACCTACAAATAAATATTCAAAATAGTTTTTAACTTTAGATTCTTCAATATTAAATACTTTAGACGCTATAATAGAATGAATATCACCACCTTCATTAAAAGTATTTACCCACAATGGGTCTTGTGAAAGCTCAGTAATTAATCGTAATTCTTGTGCACTAAAATCACAACCTACAATTTTATAACCTTTTGGTGCTTCAAAACAAGCTAAATACTCTTTATCTGCAGGTATTTGTTGCATGTTTGGTTTTGATGAACTAATACGATGAGTATTTAATATTTGAAAAAAATCAGTATGTATTTTATTTGTAATAGGATTAATAAAATTTAAAAATTCATATCCATAAGTTGTATAAAGTTTTTCTTCTTCTTTATAATCAAGAAACTTTTTAACTAATGGTTCTGAATTTTGATATTTTATTAAATCTTTTGCATTTGTAGATTTAATATCTAATCCTAAAGCTAAAAACAACTTTAAACATTGTAATGGAGAAGAATATTTAACATCTACTTTTCTATTTTCTTTACCAAATAAATCTAACTGCTGATATTTTTTATAAAATTTAGATAATTTAGGATTGTTTAATATCATATTATCTAATTCTATTTGAAATTTATCAGTATTAATTTTTGCTTTATTAGCTAAATCTTTCCATTTTGCAATATTAATATTAATACCATTATATTCTATATCAGCTAGCACTAAACAAGTTTTATATTCTAGTTCAGCTACATTTAATAGATTCCATTTTTCTAATTCTATATTTTGCTTGTTAGCAATTTCATGTAAACACATTACATCATCAACACCATAAATAATTTGTTTATCAGTAAATGGTCTATCATTTAATTTAGAAAAATCTGCTCTTGTTGATTTATCTAATCTAATATTACAATATTTATATGCAATAGCTTCTAATCCTAAGCTCCTATTTTCAATACCATTTGTTAAAATACATTCATTAAGAAATGTATCTACTATATTGTTTAATACAATACCATGTAATTTTAAAAACTTATAATCAAACTTAGCATTTTGTAAAATACATAGTTTAGATTCTAAAATTTCTTTTAATGGTAATATATTAACTACTCTTACATCAATTACAAAAGCATCAACACCATTACTTAATTGAAGCATTATAATTTTATTATAATGATCAAATAGTCCTTGTGTTTCAGTATCTATAGCTACACTTGTACATTCATTAGTCAAAAAATTAATACAATCTTCTATTGTACTTTGAATATATAAATTGCTTTCTATTAATCTTTCATTACCTACATAATAAATCATAATATTATAAATAAAATGGAGCTACAATTTTTTACAATTATAGCTCCATTATTAATTAACTTTTTATTACAAAAATAAGACTAAGAATAAACATTAAAGAAATTAATATAAGTTCTATAACATTTTCATTAGCAAATCCTACGTAATAAATTTCTGTAACAATAATTTTAATTGCTAATACACACATTAAACAACTAAAAATACCAATTAATTTGTTCATATTAATCATTTAATTGAAGTTCAAATAAATTACTTATTGCAAGATTAACTACTTTTTTAGCAGTTTTTATTTGATTTAATTGAGTATTAAGTTCATTTAGTTTTAATTTAGCTATCTCAGCTTGTTCTTTTTTAAACTTAATAACTCTATCTTCACATTCTTTACTAACTTTTAAGTATTCTTGATAATTTTTATCGCATTTAAATTCATGTTTGATTTTAAAATTAGATATAGGAATTTCAATTGACTGATGATTAATAAAAGAACCATCTACTTTTTGAGTAAATACTAACTGGTACATAATTTTTAAAATTTAGAGGTTAAATTGATTGTTTAATAACACTTTTTTTACGATAATTTAAACTTTCTTGTAATTTATCTTTTAATAATGGAAATTCTGGAAAAGAATTTTGAAAAGCAATAATACAATTTTCACAAGTTTCAAATTGCTGTTCATAAAAATGATTATTTAAACCAGCTTTTGAAATAATTAAAGATATTTTGTCGAAATATAAAAACGCTTTGTGTTTTTTTCTTTCTAATTGAATTTCTATTAATTCTTTGTTCTGTTGATTTAAAATTGTACGGTAAAATAGGTTTCCAGTTTTCCATGATTTCTTTAAACTTTTTGTCAAATTCGTCAAAATTTGCGATGTTTGAAAAGTCGATTTCGATTTCATTATTCATCATTTAAAATAATATTTAATACAGTTTTCAATAGCAATTTGTAATAATTGAGCTTGCACTAAAGATTGAGGTCTTGCAATATCTTCTATTTCAATTTCTTTTTTGTCGTAAATATATCTTTTTATTACTTTTAATAAATGAACATCACTTACAACAGGTAATAATAAAATTTGTTTAACTTCTTCTATTGTTATTAGCATATTTTATTTTTAAATATTTTTTAAACTACTAAACAATATCCAAAATAAAAACAAAAATGTTTTTTTAACCAATATTTAATGATTAATTTGCGCATCTTTTTTCTTTTTATCTGCTTCTTGTTTTAATTGAATTTGGTATTCTACTTTACCAATTGCTATAGAATTTAAAACTCTATTTAATTGCATGTTCTTTTTTAAAGATGATTTAGACATAATAATAAATTTAAATTGTTTAATAAATAAAAAGATTAAGTGTATTGTGTGTAAAATTATTTAAATATTATTTAATATTGTTTTCAATGTATTCTAAAATAGTTGCGTGTATTTTTGAGTTATAAGCAAGTGTTCCGTTCATCGTTCTAATCAATATTTTGGTTGAAAATTTTAAAAAAAAATCCAACCCACACTTTATTTAATTTTTAAATTATACGATTTAGATAATTGTGGATGTGTATAATCTGTTAATACTATTCTACCTAACATAATATTGTTCCTAACATCATCTTGTTTTTCTCTTAGTTTTTGATAGGTTTTATGTATTTCATCTATACCATCAGTTTTTAATCTTTTTAAATTGAAATATTTTGGAATCAATAAATGGTTAATTCCAACACTATATGTTTCTTTTTTCACATATCTACCATCTTCTAATCTATCATAATCATCAGGATTATTTGTTCCAATTGAATCATACGGGTTGTGTTTTACATTATGGAATGTTTCTTCATTTTTTGATTCTAATTCAGAATAAATTAATACATCTTTGAAAGTTTCCGCTATATGTGTGTTAGGGACAAATTGATTTATTTTCTCATCCGCTTTTAAAACTTGTTTTATATACGTTCTTATAACCTTATCAATAGTTTCAAAATCAGTTGATTTATCAACAGACTCCTTTATAATAAAATCTTTGAACTTATCAATATAATCCCTCATTTCTTTACTCATAGTTTTATTTTATATATAAATATTAAGAATTAAAATTTCCACCCTTCTTTTTCTTTTAAAATTTTTGTTTAGTTCTCCGATTAAACATTCTACCTTAATTAACCACACCTACACATAACAAATGATAAACAACATTAAAACGATTGTTTATCATTGGACGTTATGTGTCATGCTAAATGAGCTTCGAGTATTCAAACAAAATTTCAAGTTTTGACATTTTGCGACAATTTAATCCGACATAGTTTAATGTATCTACCATTGAATTTAAACGCTTGTCTGAAATTTGTTTTTCAACTTCGTTAATCAACATTTGATAAAGTTTGTTGTACTTTCCGTTTATTGACAAATCGGAAACGCAATCTTCAATCATTTCTTCTGTAATATCCATTTTATTTCAATTTAAATTTGACAATTAAAAGTACTGTTTTTACAAATATCCCTTACTAATAACTTATCGCTTTCTATAACCATATCGTTGCTTTTAACGATATGGTTGCGTGTATTTACAAGTAACTAATAACCCCACGCTTTCAACGTATGCTGAAAAGGTTGCCCTTCAATGTTTTTTACCAGTTCCAACATATTAGCGGCAATTTCCCTAATTTCTTTTTGAGCATGTTCGGAGTTTCGCAGCTTTAAGAAGTTGGCAAATGAACGCATGTTAAATTGCACATCGCTTTGTATTTGGCTATTGTAGGTTTTGAAATAACGTGCCGATTCTTTTGCCCTCTTTCTACCAAGTATCGGAGTTAGTTCTTCCAAAGTATCGTGGTACCATTGATTTGACATTTCGGTAAAAGCTATCAAATTATTTTTTTGCTTTTCAGGCCAGTCTTCAGGAATGTAAAATTTGTCTTCTTTCAGTTCCTTGTAACGTGCCGATTCTGCATTTAGACTGCTTATGCGGTGTTTTAACAAGTGGATATGTGCCGAAATGCAAGTATTGACAAGAAAATGTACCGAACCCTTCTCGAACGGCGTTTCGTGATGTTCAGACCAAAGCATATTTATTAGCTTAGGTATTCGCTCTCGCTTTTCATCGGTAATTTGTCGGCTGGTGCTAGTCCAAGCACTGCAAGCGATTACTTCGTCCGACCCGTAAAAGCCTAATAACTCAACAGTATTTTTCATAGTTTTAATTTAATCTATTTGACATTTTAATTGATTTGTATTAGTAGTGGAAAGATGAACAGAAGAATCTACAGTAACAGAACTTCTATTAGGATCAGCTTTCCAAAATTCATGTCTTATTACTTGTATAATATCAAAAGCAACTCTACAAGAATTATCTACATTTGTATTATAGATACCGTATGATGCATTATCATGAAGTTCTTCTTGTAACAGTATATTTCTTCCTTGATTAAGAATCTTTTCACCTTTATTTTGTATATCATGTAATAAAGAATAATCAATAGATAATTTAACATTTTCTACATCTTTCCATTCTTTTATTTCT